GAGGGTGATTTCTGACAACTCGGTGTCGCCGCCCACGCCCATCGCGGAGTTGAGTTCGGTGGTGTTGAAGTTCGCCGCGCAGGCATAGGTCGGCGGCTCTGCCCCGGTGGCGGGCATGGTCCAATCGGCGGCGTGGACGAGATAGGACGCATGAAACTTGCCGCGCTCCTTGGCACCGAACTGGATGGCGAGCAGCGCGGGATCGCCGAGGATCACTGCTTGACTGCCCCGGAGGAAAACGACCTCAAGCCTGCTTTCGTCCCCGCGTTTGAACCGCAGGGCGCTGACCGGATTGGTGAGTCCTGGTCCCTCGATCAGTTGAAGTTGGTCCAGGCTGACGTAGAGCTTCACGGCCATGATCGGCTGTCAACTGTGGCCACTTGCCAAGCGGACAGGACTGGGTGCGCATGGCCGCTTTGGCGTCGAGCTTGCAACCGCACTTCGAGCAGCGGTTTTCGGCGGCGATGAAAAACTCGCATCCGGCGCAGACGGCGAGGCGGGCGGCTTTCACTCCATCGCTGACCGGCTCCACGCCTTCGGCAATGCCCCTGCATTCATTGACCACCGCCCTGCCGAGCGAAAGCGCCTGCTTTGCCAGCGAGGGCGTGGTGAACCTGTTGCGCAGCGCGGCAAACGCCGTTTCATCGAGGTGCAGCACGCCGTTTTCCACGGTTCCCGCCGCGAGGCAGGCGGCCTTGTATCCGGCGGGTTTGTGCGCGGCGACGCGCTCCAGGGTGGCGAGTGGTATGGCGATCATGGCTTTACGGTGCGGCGAGCGCGTCAATGTCGCCCTGGGTGATGGTCTTGGTGCCGGAACGCGGCCCGCAATCGCTGGCGTTGTTGAGGTCGATGGTTCCGAGGTTCACGAAGGCGTCCGGGCTCACCCCTTCCACCGAGCGGGAAAGCAGGATGGTGAAGATGGCGTTGTCGCAGCAGTGGTAGCCGCACTGGCCTTCGGTGTAGGAGAGTTCAACCGTGGTTCCTGCGGAGAGCGTGTCGGCAATGGTCACATCCCCCACGCCATGGCACGCGCTGTAACTCACTCCGGGGCCTGTGACGGTCAGGCGGGCGTGATCCGAATGGCAGGATGCGCAGACGACGCTGACATAATATCCCCGGCAGCGATCAATCGGCCCGGCCACCAGGTTGGCGCGCGAGGTCAGGCGGCGCACGGGCAGGTAGGCGGTGCCCTGAACGGTAATCTCGGTCTTGCCGGGAATGACCATCACTTGGAAGACGTGCAGGCCCGTGTCTCCCGGTTCGATGGAATCGCGGTGGACCTGTCCGTTGCAGGTAATGGTGATCCAATACAAGCCTGCGGCGTCCGGCGTCGGCTCGGCACCGAGTTCATAGCGCACCGACACGCTGACCTCTTTTGCGGTTTCACCCGTGAGGCAATCCACCAGCTCGGGATCAATGGTGACGGTCAACGCGGCGGCCGCGGGCTTGGGTTTCGGGCGGCGCGGATTGTTGTTAGAGCTTCCGCCGCCGCTCCCGCCGCCACCGCCACCGCCGCCGCCCGATGGCATGGGAGGTGGCGGGCTGTCGGGCACGGCTGGCGGCTCCCCGGTTTCGGGCTGTGGCAGCGGATCGGTCGGAAAAACCGGCGGAGGCTCCGGGTTGGTCGGATCAGTGGGGGATGTCGGATTCGTCGGATCGGTCGTCGGGCATTCGCCGAAAGCGATGTTTGGGAATGCCGGATCAATCGACGGCGTCTCCGAGCCTTCCACCGGATACGGGTAATGGCCTTCCTGATTCCAGACAAGCTGCCCGCTCTGTAGGCCCGGGATGGAAACGGGAGGGGTGCCACCGCTGCAACCCGGCGGCAGCACCGTCCAGTCGGCGGCCAGAAAATCGGCGGCGGTGAAATCCAGATTGAGCGTCGGCCGGATCACGCGGTTGCCAAGGTAGTCCACGCCGCGTTCCTGATACGCCGTGTAGAAAAGGGCGTTGTGGTAGGAAATCCAGCGCAGGTGGTTTCCAGTTGGAGCGGGCGTGTTCACCGGCACCAGCGGGTTGTCCCATCCGGCACGGCGCACGGCGTATCCTTGCCGGGCATACGCCTGGGCCAGCGGCCAAATCATTGCTGCGGTTGCCATGGTCGATCAGGTGTTGGGGATCAGGTCGCGTTGCAGATAGACGCGGAAGGTCTGCGAGGTGCGCACGGCCGTGGTTGGCTCCGGCAGCGCGGGCGAGCCGTGCATGATGATCCATTGCAGCTCGGCAATCGCCAGAAACCCGGTGCGCAGGTCGCCCTCATATCCGCCCAGCACGCCGGCAAGTTCCGTGCCGCTGAATTTTACCGCGATTCGGTAGCGCGGCGCGTCGCTGGTGCCGATGTCCTCGATCAGCCCGTTGGAAGTCACCAGCACGGTTTCGCCGTCAAACTCGCGCATCTGGAACTTGATCTCCGCAATCGGGAGGTCCTGCAACACGTCGCCGCGCCAGAACCCGATGTCGAGAAACAGCGTGTCGCCGCGCTTCGCGAACAGGATCGCCTTGTCGGGATCGGGCTGGCTTTGACCGGATGCGGCGACATAGCCGGTGCGCACGTCCACGTTGAGTTCGATGCCGATGCTGTCGTTGAGCGGGCCGTCCTCGATGCCGATTGCGATTTGCTGTGGCGTGCTGGGGCCGGTGGCGTTGCTTGCGGTGAGACTCACCACATAGACGCCGGGAATTGTCGCCGCCCCGGAAATGAGTCCCGTGGTGACGTTGATCGTCACGCCAGCCGGAAGCCCGGTGGCCGCCCATGACGTGGGCGTGTTGCTCGCGTAGGGCTGATACGCGAAGTCCTGATTCCTGCGGAACCCGAGGACCGAGGTGGTGTTGGAAATGACGGGAATGGCCATGGCGGGTTATTGGATGGTGGCTTTGCCGAATTCGGATTCATCTCCGCCTTCGACCAGCGTGGCTTTCAGTCCGTGGAATGCGACCAGGCCGCGCGGATCGGTTTCGTGGTTGTCGGTGTCGAAGCGCACCAGTCGGCCGCGCACGATGAAGTTGGCGGAAGTGAGGGCGGTAGGAGTGGTTTCAATCGCCCCGTAAATGATGCGGTCCACCACACAGGTATCCACGGAATCGACGATCTTGCGCTGCACACGCAGGCCGAAGTTATGGCTCGATGGCACGGCCGTCAGCATGAAGGTGTGATCGAGCGAGGGCGGCAGAAACGTGACATCCGCGATGTTGCTCGGGCTCGCGGGATCAGCGGATGGCAGGCCGATGTCAATGGCCACGCCCCACTGGACGGAGGTGTTGGATTTGAAAACCGCCGCGACGAACGAAAAATCCAGCCGCAGCGTTTTGCCGAGCCGCAGTTGTTTTTCGTTCACATGGATGCGGAACAGCTCGCGCTCGAAGTCTTTGGGATAGAACACCAGCTCGTCCGCGTTCATCGGCTCGACTTGATAGAACCCGCGCCCGTCGTGGGTGTAGGTCGCCGGTGCTTCGAGCTTGGTGGAGCGGCGGCCGAGATAGCCCGGCAGGGTCAGATCGACGCCGGTGTTGTAGTGGCCATAGATCACCCCGGCGTCCGGTAGAGATGGCAGTCCGTTGGGGTCATCGAAGACCAGCGGAGCGTAGGCCAGTGCGAACCCGGACGCCCATCCGGTAAGCGGAGGTGACTCGGGCGGGCCGTTACCGCCACCCGGAGGGACAGCATAAACCGGGCCGTTGATGACAAACATAAGAGGCGTTTCACCCCCCGGAACGATTCCGCTCAGCACCCAGCGGGAGGCGGCATTGTCTCGGTAAATCGTCGTGCCTTCCGTGACTTCGCCCGTGACATCATCATAGGAGTTGTATTCGCCGTGCCAGACGTGCGAGCCGTCCACGTCGCCGAAATAGACGAGCTTGCCATAGTCGGCGGGGTTGGTCCCGAGGTGGCCCGCAGGGGTCTGAACAAAATAATCGCGCAGCACCGGCCCGGGATAAACCGCAGGCAGCAGGCCGCCGACACGCGGAAGCTCCCCGGGCTTGATCGAAGGAACGTCCTTGGCTTCGACCTTGGCTCGTGTCGGGAACACCTCGAACAGTTCGGGCAGTTCCCACGAGGCGATGATCGTTTGGTCCTTGGATTCGGACATGCCGAGCGAGCCGGACGGGATGAACGATTCGAGGGTTTCCACCCGGCCGCCCAGGTCGTCGAGCATCAGTTGCAGGCCGTCGATCTGGGCAATGGTGTGGCCGTGGGCCTGGAACGCGCTCACCGGACCTGCGGTGGAGATGATGGCGACGAACTCGTTCAAGGCGGGGGCGGACGCGAATGTGACAGTTAGATCGTCCTCGCTGTCGAGTGTGACAGCCACCGGTTGGATGATGGCCAGGTCGCCGCCATTGCGCCGCAGTGTGACATGCAGGTCGCGGGTGCCGAGGTTGTGGCTGATGGTGAACTCCTGATTGCCGCCGTCGCCGATCACGCTGACATGATGCTGCGAGCCGGTGATGATCTGGTCGGGGGTGAACGGCACATAACTTCTGCCGTAGGGCGGCCGCAGCCAGTCGATGTTGGCGGCGGTTTCGAGTCCCTCCCAGTTGAGTTCGCGAATCAGGGTGATTGGAGCGCGGAACGGCGTGAGCGTGTGGGTCTTGTTGGGATCGTTCTCATCCTGAATGGCGACTTCGATTTCCAAGTCGGGCTTGAGTTCGGCGGCACCGCGCAGGGCGGCGGCAATCTCGGCGGTGTTGAGGTCGAGGATGACGGTCGGGTCGCCGGGCGGCGCGGAAAACACGGCGACTTCGAGCAAGTCCTGGTCAATGCCGGCCATCGAACCGTTGAAGGTGATGTGGGCGATGTGGGTCGCCGGGTTGGTGACCGAAAACGAGCCTTCATCATCGGCGAGCACCGAGAGCGCGTCCTGGATTTCCTCGGGGCCGTCGTCCACGGACAACTCGCGGGTCTTCCTGAACCCACGGCGAAGCTGATAGGTGCCCTTGAAGGTCGGCTGGATTTTGAGCGCCTGGATTTCGGGCCAGATGGTGGTTGCCGATGATCCGCCCTCCTGCACCTCGGTGATGGTTGGCGCGGGCGGCACGATGGTTTCGAAACTCGCGGTGGAGGCGAGCGGTGCCTGCACGAGACGGATTTCATGGCGATATTGCCCGGCCACCTGCGTCGAGCGGATGCGCACGAACGAGACAGGGCGAAGTTCAGTGAGCAATCCCCCGGCGGATGTGCCGGTGAGGTTGATTTCCGCCCCGCCGGTGGAGATGATCCACGAGCCGTCCTGCTTGCTCACCACCACGTCCGGCAATCCCGCTTCGACCAGGGCGGCTTGCACCGTTCCCGCCGTGGCATCATGGGAGATTGGCGCGGTGTCGATGCCATTGGCGGTGAGGATGAAACTGCCGCTCGCAGGCCGCGCATCGACAAACCCGATGGAGGCGCGGATATGGGTGACGGTTTTCTGGACCTCGACGGGCGAGCCTTCGATGGATTCCGCAAAGCGCAGGCCGATGCGCACCTTGTCGCCCTGCACGAAGGCCGGGAATGAAATCGCGCCGCCGCCAAGCGTGGATGTCAGTCTGCGGTTGGTCAGATCGGCGTAAACGGTGGCTTGCATGGGGATGTCCTGCCATGCCTGCCGCGTCAACTCACGGGCTGGAAAACGTTGCTGCCTTTTTCCGAATCAAAGCCAATCAACTCATAACCCATGCCGAAAACAGATACTCCCTCACTTGCAAAATATCATTGCCTGATCTGATTCCAAGCGTCCCATGCCAATATCTGAATGCTGCGGGTGAATGCATCTACCAAACATCACACCCAAAAAAGTAGCCCGCCCGCGGTTTTCGTGCCGGAATCCACCGGACTACTCACGGCGGACGAGCTTTTTTGGGGTTTGTCATATCCGCATAGCGGGCATGAGCGGGATGACGGCCGGTTCAGTTCCTGCTCATCAGAGAGCCATCCGACTCTCCGGGACTGAGCTGCGGGCGACACGAAAACCGATGTTGTTGTTCGTGTTGGACGGGTTGTTGTTGTTGCGGTTCGCGACGCGGCAGTTGTTCGCGTTGTTGTTCCAACTGCCGCCCCGGTTCACCCGGTTCGTGCCCGATGGCCGTCATCCGATGGTTTTCCATCACACTGCGGCGGAATGCGTGCGAGCTTGCCGGAAGCACAAATGCAGTCAGCGCCGTGAGACGTTGTTGCACCTGGCTCTCGTTGAGCACACCGCGGTCATGCAGCTTGGCTAGGGTGGTGAGCCGCCGCCGGTAGCGTAACTTACTACGGCGGTTCAGCGCCGTGTGACGTGGGAAAATGCGGTACCCAAGAAAATCCATGCCACGCGATGTTGGCTGAGGCGATGGCGGGTGCTTGAGCGCCAGGCCCAGATCCGCCTCCACGTAGCGCTGGATCTCCCAGCCCAGAGCAACCATCGCTGCTTTGTCATCGCCCCAGCACACGAAGTCGTCCATGTAGCGACAATACGCCTTCACCGTCTGCTGCCCATGGCAGAACCGATCCAGCGGCCCGAGGTAAAAATTTGCCAGATGCTGGCTCGTCAGGCTGCCGATGGGAAGGCCGCGTCCTTCTTCGCACCGGTGCCCCCGCAGCAATTTCTCCAGCCAATACAAAACCTCCGGATCTTTGAAAACCCGGTGCAATCTGGAAATCAAAAACTCATGCGGCACAGACTCGAAATACTTCCGGATATCCAACTTCAGATGCCAGGCGCAGGCCCGTGCCGCCTTCTCGGCTGCCCCGATCGCCTCCAGCCTTCCTTTTCCCTTGCGGCAGGCGTAGCTGTGGAAGATCGACTGCTTTTCCAACACAGGCTCACACAGATTCATCAACGCGTGATGGAACACCCGCTCTTGAAAATGCGCAGCGTGAATCGTCCGGCGCTTGGGGTCATGCACCTCAAAAACATGAAAGCGGCCTGTCTCAAAGCTCCGATCAAGCAACTCATCGCGCAGGCGCTCCAAGCGCCGATCCAGATTTTCAGAAAACCGCCGCACCTCCAGCTTCCAGCGCTTGCCTCGGGCCGCCTGATGGAACGCCCTTACCAGATTTTCACGCTCGGTGATGGCCGGCCACAAGTTCCCCACACGTTTCACGCCGGGCCTCCCTTCTCCGCCATAAGTGCGAGGAAGGCTTTACCGTATTTTTCTAGCCTTGCCGCACCAATCCCCTGAATGGCACTCATACTTGTCAGGGAATCCACCTTGCCTGTCACCATCGCCGCCAACTGCTCGTTGGTGAAAATGCTGTAAGCAGGGATCGCCTCCTTTTCCGAGAGCGCCTTGCGCAAATCCCGCAGTTTTACAAACCGCGCAAAATCTCCCTCGCTGAGGATTTCCCTGTAATCCACCTTCGGCGCGGCACTACCACCACTGCGGCTGCGATCATTACCCAGCGTGCCATCCAGATACTCAATGCAAAACGCCCAGAACGAATCCTCCCCATTGGAAACAAATTCCTTCTTCACCGACGCAATCCGCCCGCCGCGCAACAGCCGATTCAGCTCCTCCTTCGCGCTGCCCTGCCCGTTCGCTGGGATCTGGATAAATTCAAATGGCATCAATCGCTAAACTCCGTTTTCCAAAAAAAATCGCCGGCAGGGGCTACGCCCCTGCAACCCAAGCCAATTCTCTTTCATTCACAATCCATCATTCAAAATTCAAAATTACTCTCCCGCTCCGCTCCCTTCACTGCGTTGCCTGCGGTCGTCCCTCCCTTGGCCACTTCGTTCCGTTCGCTCCGCTGCTGCTGGCTCTAGGGAACTGAACTGCGGGCGACACGAAAACCGACGCCGCTGACCGTGCCGGACGGGACGTTGCCGTCGCGGTACGCGACGCGGCAGTAGTACGCGTCGTAGTCCCAACCGCCGCCCCGGACCACCCGGTTCGAGCCCGAACTCACGCCCCTTGGATCGGTAGGTGAGCTGGTATCGTAGCTTCCATACCAATCCCAGCACCACTGCCAGACATTCCCAGCCATGTCATACAGTCCGTAGCCGTTCGCCGCAAAGCTGCCCACCGGCGAGGTGTAAGGCTGCGATCCTGTCGCGTAGGTGGGGTGGTAGTTGTTCACCGCTCCACTTAGGTCGTAGCTGTAGCCGCTATAAGCGTAGTAATTCGCCTGGCTCTGGCTGATCGTGTCGCCCCACGGGAAACGTTTGCCGCTCAAGCCACCGCGCGCGGCTTTCTCCCACTCCGCTTCCGTCGGCAGGCGGTAGCCGTTGGCGGCCCAGTTTACGACCGGAGCCGTGGTGCCCGTCTTCATCACCTCGCCACTCACCGTGTAAACGGGCGTCAGCCCCTCCTGCTGGCTGCGGGCGTTGCAGTATTTCACCCCATCCCACCATGTGACCGTCTGCACCGGATGATTGCTGGCCTTGCCCGCGCCAACCGCAAGATCGCTGTAGCCGTTGCTAATGGCCCACGTCCGCACCGTATCCCAGTCCGCCTTGGTCACTAGGTTCTTCGCCATGTAAAATGCGCTGACATTCACCGTATGGGCATCTCCGCCGCCATCCAACGCATCGCCCATGGTGAAACTACCTGCCGGGATGAGGGAGAAGCCGGTGGGAGCGGCGGGGGCATTGACGACCGTCAAAACAAAGGTGTCGCTCGCAGTCAAAGAACCATCACTCACCGTCACCGTGATCGTCGCCGTGCCGCTCTGACTGCTGGCGGGGGTCACCGTGACCGTGCGGCTTGCTCCGCTGCCGCCGAAGACAATGCTGGCGTTGGGAACTAGAGTCGTATTGCTGCTGCTACCGCTGAGAGTGAGGGAGGACTCCACGGTCTGTGCATCGCCAATTGTGAAGGCGATCGCTCCCGTATTACTATCTGCGCTGATGTTTTGTGCCGCGATATCGGAGATCGTCGGCGCGGTGTTGGCCTGCACCGTGACGGTGACCGCGCTGGATTGAATTTCGCCAAACGCGTTGGAAATTTTAACCCAATACTTCGTGGTCACCGTGAGTGCCGGGGTGGTGAAGGTGGGTGAATTGGTTCCTACGGGGGCGGTGGTCGCGCCGAGGTTGCCCCGATACCACTGGTAGGTGAAAGGCGCGGAACCCGTGGCGCTGACCGTAAGCGTTGCTGTGCTGCCTGCTACTATCGACTGCGAAGTGGGTTGGCTGCCAATCGTGGGTGGGCGGTTGATGGTCACCGCTACGGTCTCAGAATTGACGCTGCCGGCAACATTGGTGACCTTCACCCAGTAGGAAGTGTCCTCAGCGAGAGCGCCTGTGTTGTAAGTCTGCGAGGTGGCGTCTTGGATGGGCTGTGAGTCGTCTCCACTTTGCCCCAGATACCACTGGTAGGTCAGCCCCTCGCCTTGTGAATCCACCGTGAAGGTCACCGACTCACCTTCCTCAATCCCAGTGGTGGCTGGCGGTGGGTTGGATATCGTTGGAGACTCCAGCAAGCGCACTTTCATCCGATAAAACTCCTGCGAGCCCGAAGTTGGCACCAGAAGCTTGCCTGTGCTGCTGATCATCTCGGGGGTGATCGTGACGCTTTCCCAAACATCGAGGGTGGAGGATTTTTCCAATTCCAATTCGCTGACACTCTGGGCATTGAGAGGAAGGACGAGCGACGCAATCGCGAGCCACAGGGGTGAGGGGGAAAGTAGTGTTTTCATCCAATAAAAGGCTTTTGATGGGATTTTGTTGGAATTCCTCTAGCCAGTGTCCGGGGGGTGGTAAAGCTTTTCCGATGAAAAGCACATGTTTTCACTGTCAGATTCTTGGGGTATCACGCCCGCCCCAACTCACAGCTCAAAAAACTCCGCGTCAAACCTCGCCATGACGTAGGGAAACGGCGGTTCCAGCCCGGCGGCCTGCTCAGCTTCCTCCTCTTCCTTGCCCAGGCGTTTGGCGAGAAGCCGCTGTGCCTTGTCCAAGCCGAAGCCGTCTTTGGTTTCATCACTCATAGCGACCAGAACCTCCCTGCCAGGTTGCGGTTGCGGAGCACTTGGAGCGCGGTGTTGTAAGCGTCGTTTCCGGGGGCGAGCAGGCTGCTGAAGATGGGATCCGCAATTCCGGCGGCCAGTCCGGTTTGGAGCCTGATGGGCTCGATGGGCGTTGGGTCTGGAATCCGCTGTGGTGCGTGGGCGAGGTTCCAGAACTGGTCGTGCTTCACGAATGCGGCCCAGGTATCATCCATCGGCAGCTCGGGTGAGAATCCGGGCGGTGATAAGAAATAGATGGTGGCGATCTTGATGGCGTCGAACTCGGGATCTGCGGTCCCTTCCAGTAGGTTGCCCATCTCGACCTCAACAATGGGCTTGTATTTGGCTGTCACGTTCAACCACGGGCGTTCCCGCGCTGGTGTGGATCTGCCATAGTTGATGACGAGCAACGCACTGTAACTATCGAGGAACGGGTTGCCCTTGATGACATCCAGCTTGGCCGCAGCACGGTCCACGTAGAGCACCACGTCGCAGGCACGCAGCAATGGCGGCTCGCTGGCCGATTCGTATTGAACCTCTTGGATTCCGGAATTGAGATTCCCTTGGAACACGACCTTTTCATCGGTCACGCCGAACTGGATGAAGAACTCGGGCACGGACTCGAATTCGACGGCGATACTTCCCGATGTCGAAACCGAAACCGATTCGGGATTGGCCCCCTTGCCAATGATGCGGGTGGAGGGCACAACGATTTGCGGCGACTCGGTGATGAGAGCATTGACGGACTGCTCCTTTTCAGGCCGCTTGCCGGTTTCCTCCTCGATCCGATCAAGCGTGCGCTCGGAGGCGAGCATCGCCATGGTCGCAATCTCAGGTTCCACTCCGTTGACGAAGCCGGGCCGGATGCGGAACACCCAGCTTTCGGCGATGTTGCTCCATTCCGGCACAATCGTCCACGGATGCACCCAGCGGCGAGACGTTCTCACACACCGCAATGGCAGCCGCCGCGACACCTCGTCGATCATGGCGTTCCATGTCCGGTGATTGATGATGGGAACCTTGCGCTTCATGTCGGGATGAAAAGATGGCGGCCGACGGCTTTCGCATCCGGGTCTTTTTTGAGATCGGCTTCGCCCGGTCGGCGCTCCTGGAATTCGTAGCGGATGTTGTGGTGGACGATCTGGAACACCTCTTCAATCGAACTGCCGTCTGCCGATGCCCGGAGGAACGCGAGCGGGTAATAGCCGAAGCCGTCGAGCGGGCCTTTGGCCGAGTCGGTCTGAACGATTTCGACATTCTCGCTCACCTGCTCACCCGCCTTGTTTTCCTTCACGCCTGAAATCCCGCCGCTCACCGATTGTTTGATGCGCAGCGAAATGTAGATGCGCCCGTCCTTGGATGCCTTCTTCGGATCGAGCTTGAGCGCCGGCCAGTCCCGGTCCTTCACCCGGACGCCGTCCTTGTCACGGTTGTCGATGCGGCGCTTTTCGCCATTCTCGGTGATGACGGGAATCAGATCATTCACGGTCCCGGGCGAAACGCGCACCGCATTTCCACTCAACTTCACCCGGAACGGATGGCGGAAGGTGTCGTTGTCCCGCACCCTGACGATGGTCCCGTGGCGAGTGACGCGCACCTCGATGCCGTCGTCGGGGATGATTTTGAGCGTTTCCACCCAGCGCACGAGGCGTTCCCACGCATCGCGGACCTTCTCGCCCTTCCTCACTTTGATTTCCCGCGTGGTCATTGCCTGCTCGCTTTCTGATAGACCTCCTCGACCCAGCCGTTGGGCGGCGAGAGCATCCATTCGTTCTCGATGCGCCACACGTCGCCGTTCTGGGAGATTTTGGGCGGCATCGCCATCCACGTCCGGTCGCCGAAATCCACGGCGGAGATGCCGTTGGGCGCACCGGGGATGCTGGAATACACCCTGCCGATGTCGTTCACGGCGTTCTTTGGAATCTGCTTGGACGACCAGGTGCGCCTGACGCGGGCCGTCATCACGGCGAAGGTCGAGGTGCCATACATCGGGTTCTTGTCGCCGGGCTTGGCCTTGCCCTTGCCGCCGAGTCCGCCCTTGCCCTTGGCCTCCTTGGGCATGAACTCGGGGAACTTGAGCGGCCCGCCCGGTTCCTCGTAATAGCCGCCGTAGGTGTCCTTGATGATTTTCAGGTTCGGGTGCGATTCGATCGGCTCTTCGGAAAAATCAAAATCCAGACTCCATTGCTCGGTTTCCTCCGGGTCCGGGGTGTATTCCGTGTTGTAGCCCTTGTAATTCACGGTGACGAGCCAGCCGTCGGTGCCGTCGTTGAGCGCCTGCCAGGAACGGCCGGATTCAACCAGTCCCCGGAAGCGCCTTTCCCCGACGGTAGTGACCTCGCCGATACTCTTGGCGTGATACGGCACGGAGAATGACGAGATGAAGTTTTCATCCCTCCCGCCGCTTGCTCCTTCGAGAACTGTGGTGTTGGTGGTGGACATGACGGTTATGCAAAGACGGCCTCACCCCCGCCCTTGGGAGTGTCCTTGGCGCGGGTGTTGTCGTGGATCTTCTTGAGCCATTCGGTCTGCCGTTTGTTTTCTTCCAGCAGTCCCGCGTTGGCGCTGCGGCCGAAGAGCACGTTCATGGATTGGGCGAAGCCGCCGAGAGCCGCACTGCCGCCACTGGCGATGGTTGCCGGGGCCTTGGGCTTCTCTTGTGCCGTTGCCCCCGTTCCAACTTTCTTGCCCTCCTTGGCCGGGGGAATCGCCGCCTTGATGCGCTCCACGGTTTCACCAAACTCGCGCTTCATCCCAGACGTGTCGATGGCCTCCGCGGTGTTGGCGAAAGCGTCGTTGAAGCGGTCCTTCACGTTCGCACCGGCCTCGGCCAGACGTGCCGCCACCTTTTCGGCGGCAGGCTCCAACAGATCGCCCGCCTTCGAGAAGCGTGCCGCCGCGTCTTCATCCAGGATCGCCGCGCTTTCGCGGATCGTCTTCTGCATGCCGGTGATGGCGTCCCCCTTGCCAAAGATTTCAGCCAGCGGACGTGCCACCTCGATGACCTCCGCGAAGCCCTTTTGCAGGAAGCTGATGACTGATAGGAAAATTCCGATGATGGCATTGCCCATTCCGCTCCAGAACTCGGGAGTGGTGAGGACTTGGAAGAAGGTGACCGCCGTCTTGAAATACTCGACGATGTATTGGCCGGTGGCGGCGATGGTCGCCCGCAGCGTGGCCCACAGGAAATTCACGCTCTGCGCAAACGCCAGCTTGAGCGACGACCAGACGAGGTTGAGCGCCTCGCCACTGCGGAAGATCGCGACCAGGAATTGTCCAGCTTCGGCCAGCTTGGGCTTTGCCATTTCCACGAATTCGATGAACTGCGGCGTGATGGATGCGAGTGCTGCCGCCAGTGGTTTTCCCACTTCCTCAAATCCCTGATTCAGCGCGGCCTTGATCTGGACGGACGCGTCCGCGGTTGCCGCCGCCGTGCCGCCGACCTGCTTTTCGATGGCGGCGAGAACCAACGCCTGCGCCTCGTGCATCCGGTTGGATTCGGCCAGAGTCTTGATCTTCGCTTTTTCGTCTTCGGTGAAGGTGATGCCCGAACGCCGCAAGGCCGCGAGTCCATTGACCGGATCGTTCAGCGCCTTGCCGAGCTGGACAGCGTTCTGTTCGGCAGCGCCGAAACCCGCCGCCGCCATATCCACCGCCGCTTGGGTGGCCCGATCAAAGTTGCCGCCCAATTCGTCGGCGGTGTTGGCGAGTTCCTTGAAGGTGAGCAGCTTCGCCTGGGTGAGTTGGATCGCATTGCCATCAACTCCGGTTTGCAACTCGATCTTGTCTGCAAGGTTGTTGAGTCGCTCGGCCACCGCGTCGGACTGGTCGCCGAACAGCCCCATCGACTTGGCGATGTTGCGGACGCGGGCGTCGGCGGAGTTAGCCGCCTCACCCGACAGGATCAGCTTGTAGGTCAACGCGCCAATCGCCGCGCCTGCGGCTGCCACAGCGGCGGCGACAACTGCCGTTCCCTTGGCCACGGATTTCATGGCGCTGCCCATCGACGCAAAGCCCTTGGAAGCGCCCGACGACATGCCGGCCATCGAGTTTTTCAAGCCGCTGGTTTCCGACTTGGCAGTCTTCAACGCGGACTGGAATCCAGCCGTGTTGAGTGTCAGCAGTGCGGTGAGCTTGGCCATCTGGCCACGGGTGGCATGTCAATCGAAGCCGGACTTCCCCTTCACGTTGGCGAAGAAATAGAGCAGCCGTTTTTCCATGGAGCGGGTTTGCACCCGGAGCGCGGCATTCACCCGCGCCCGCAGGCCATTGACCTTGGCGGCCCACTCCACCGCGTTGGTGATCGACGCGCTGATCTCGCCATCCTTCACAGTGATGTCGGTGCTTCCCGGCGCGGCATGGCGCGACACCCACGCGGGCACTCGGATTTTTCCAACACTCTGCGCCGCCGTCGCCCATGCCGATGCGAGATAGCCGACCCGCGCCTTCTTCGCCTTGATCAACTCGGCAATCAGCGCCTTCGGTGCCTTGAGCTTGGTGCCGCCCTTGGCCACGCGCATAGTCCCGCTCTTTCGCCGCGACTTGAGCACCGAACGCATTTGCGCCAACGAATCCACATCCGCCCGCTTCGGATCGGACACACCACGAAACACGGCGCGGATGTCGCCCACAATCGCCTGCTCACCCAGCTTCTTTGCCTTCACTCCGCGTGTGCTGCCACGGCTAGGAGGCGTGAAATCCAACAAGTGCCGGATGAAGCCGCGAACCTGTTCCTTCATGAAGGTCTCGCCGTCGCGCTTCGAGTAAGCAGCGAGACGGTCGGCGGCGCGCTGGAACTCATCGACATGCAGTTTGAATTTCACCTCATCACCCATCGTCACTTTCGGTTTCGTCAATCATGCGGTCGATGAGTCCGATCAACGCGTCCGGTGCGAGTGCCTGCATTGTCTCTTCGGTGGGTGGTTCAAGCGTCCAGAGATTGGCCGCTTGGAGCGAGCAATGGTAATACTGGAGGGCACGCGCCATCGGCAACTGCCAGATGATGAAGTCCTCGCTCCAACCGGTGTCCTTGGCGATGGTGAATACCGCACTCGCCAGCCAGCCGGGGTTCAGGACTTTCCCGGCGCATCGTCATTGCTGGACGGATACTTGCTTTCGACGCGGACGCTGGATGCGGCAAGCATCGCGTTGATCCGGTTGATTTCCGCCATCAACCCCGGGAGCATGTCGAAGGTGACGTTGAGGGAGAACTTGAGCACGCAGCGGTCCACGGTGTCGTCACGAACGGCGTCCGCGATGTCATCTTCATCCGCCGACTGCATCCACGCAAAGGCCATGATCTGTCGCTGCTCTTCCAAATCATCAAGCTCCAAAGGTGGGTCATCCTTGCCACGGGTGAACATGGTGAGCTTGAGCAGATAGGCCAGTTGCATCGAGCCCATGGTGTACGGACGGAGCTTGAGATTGCCGATCCGGCGTTCCCCGCTGTCGATCATGCCGGTGGCAAGTTGAAGTTCGCGGTCATTCATGATGTTAGAATTCGGAGAGAATTTGCTCGCGGGTGGCTTTCGACGCTTCGTCAGAACCGCTCGGCACGATGGCGATGCGCTTGCCTTTGCGGATCAGCAGCATCGGGCGCATCGTCTTGACCTTGTCGAGCAGCCGGTTGTGCTGGTCATTCATCGCCCGCAGATAGGCGATGGGGTGGTTGGCGTTGGCCTCGCACCAGGCGAGGGACTCATAGCGCTTGCGGAACTCGTCGAAGGTGATGCTTTCCGCGACCTCGATGGGCTCAAAGCTGAGTTTCGCCGCGCCGTCCATCAGCCAGGTGACGGTGCGCTTCGCGCCGTTGGGCGTCTGTTCGACCGTGTCGGAATAGGCGGCTTCGGTGGCGAACATGCCGCCGCTGGAGAGTGCTGCGGCAACCAGTCGGGTGTTGCGGCTTTCGGTGGGTTTCGTGTCGTGATCGCGCACGACGCTGATGGTGGTTCCTTCTTTCATGGGGTGATCTTGTTCGGAAAATAGTTAGGCCGCGCCTGCGCCGGGATGGTTCACTCCCGATAGTTCGAACGAGTTGTAGTCCTCGTTGGTCTGGGAGTTTTTGACGGTGGTGATGATGGTGGTTCCGCCGGTGATCTGTTCGGGCACGTAGGCGGCGGAGGCTCCGCCCAGCAGCGATTCATCAGCAACACCCCGACCCTTGACGCTGAAGCTGAAGGACGGGTCGTAGCGGTTGCCCGTCTCGAATGCGCCATCGCTCTTCTTGATGATCTTGTGTTCGAGTTGCTTCTGCACGTCCACGCTCTCCACCAGGGCGGCGGTGACGCACTTGACTCCGATTTCGTTGAATGCGGCGGGCATAGGAATGATGGGAAGTTAGATATCGTCGTAGGCGACTGCCTGAATCTCGAAGGATGGGAAATCGTCGTTGCTTTCGGTCACCTTGACGGAGGTCACGAACGCCGCGCCCTTGGTGATCGCACCGGCGGCGACATCGCCAAAATTCACGGTGCCTTTGCCCGAAAGCGTGATGCTGCGGGTGATGAGCTTTTTCGGCTTGGCCACCACGGTGATGCCGAGCGAGTCACGCAGGGTGGCCACTTCGATGGACGCATCGGCGGATGCTTCTTGGGCGTGGCCGGTGGCGGGTGCGAGTCCGTGCAGATTGGTGACTCCGAAAGTGGCGGGCATGACACCTACGGCGGGTTGTCAACCGGCGTCCAATCCACCCCGAGAATCCCCTCGATAGTGGTGAGCCAGCGGTCGTCGTCACTCACTGCGGTGGCGTGTGACCTCGTCCTAAATCCTCCAACCGTAAATCCGCTCGCCGCAGGTAGTGCGCCTTCCATCACGTCCTTTACCGCTTGGGCGAGTGCCGCGTGTTGCGCCCGGTCTTCGGTGGGGGACGACACCATGATCTTGATCGTCGCCCGATGCAGTGGCCCCACCACGGTTTCTATCGAATCAGCTAGAACCAGAACCGCATGGGATTCAGGCGGGCGGATGCTGGATGATGTCCCTGTGAAAATCGCAGGCGCGGGAACAAACGGCACGGAGGTGATCAGTTCGGCCAGATAGTCTTCGATCGCTTGGTTCATGGCGGTGATGGTTAGCGACGAGCCACGCGGTATTCGATGATGCCAGCGCCTGGCTTGCGGTTGATCTCCTCGATCTTGTAGCGCTCGCCCCCGATGTGGATCGTGTCGTTGTGGGCGGGGAGGGGAGTTGGTAGGTGCGCCACGAGCAACCTCACCGTAAGCGCGCCATCCTGCGTGAAGCCGCCTTCCTCAAGATCGACGGCAAGTCCGCTCGGCGAGACCATCGCCTGATAGTCCTTGCCGCCGATGGTCACCGGCACACCTGCATCACGCAGGATTTCAACGAATGCCTCGGCTGCGGCGGCTTGGAGCGAGTTCACTCACGGGGTGGCGTGTCAATCAGGTGTAGAAGATCGGTGTCGTCCACCAGGGGAATATTACTAAACTTTGGAATGGTCTGATTACATCCATTACAGCACGCGCTGGCAGCATTCAGGTGATTCCGTAAAGCAGCCCATCTCGATCTGCTGGTCATTGCGAACGCGGCTTACGAGCACGAGCAGGACGATGCCCTTCCACCGCGCTTTCACTCCATGCTCTGATAGAAGCTGCCGTAGGTCAGCGAGGATTTCCGATTCTAGGCTCATGCCAATGCTGCGCTGTCAAATCGCCATAACCCGTCAGCAATACCTGATGGAAAAGTATTTTTCCAAGTATGCTAATGCAGAAGCTTGGCATCCAAAGTCAACCCATCCAAGATAGGATGTGCCTCCGCATGTCATAGAAGACCCATCAGCAGACTTGGTGAATTTACGCCCACAGCGCCTTATAGATCCGCCATGTGCCTCAATTAGAGCACCGAGAGATCCCCGCTTGCCATTGTTGTCGGCAAGTACGCCTGTGGCCTTTTCAAGCAATCCAAGATTCCATCGATCTCCGCAATCAGATTTGATTGCATAGTAGTTCTTTCTTTCAACTAAGCATATTTTGTTTGCCATACCTTTATTAGTTAGAGCAAAAGGATTATAATTATTGAATGTAATCAATCACAACGGGCTTAAGAAGAGCAGATCCAATTTGACCTCGCGCTCCATCATACCATCCACTATAATAGAGTTTAAAATAGTATTCGTATTGATCCCAGTCGAGAGGGATCCGCTTGTCCGATATCATTGAACCGCTTGAGTTGTTCCTCACTAGGTTAAGGACTGTTTCTTCATTCCCATTTGAATCGACACGGATGAGCTCTAATGATGCCCCTCCCGCAGGTTCGTTTTGAATAGCGACAGACGTGCTAATTCTAGTAATTTCTTTGATACTCGGATCGACTTCACGGAACAATGCTTTGCTCTGACCCTGATTATCTTGATTCAAAATAATTTTATACAAAGTGGCAGCGGTGGTACCTGCTGCAGCATCGCGAAGACTCCAGGCCGCGAGGACTTTTCTTTTGGTTAATTTTTGCAGGGCTTTCGCTTCAAGCGCGAATGGTGTGGCCAGCAATCTGTGCCTGCTCCCCTGCAAAGCCCCGTCGACACTAATCACGATCCAATGCTCCGCAGCGCTACTGAGGGTACCTGTAATTCCATTCGTGCCGTAGCGGTAGGTGGCTGTGATTGTCATTCCTGACGCAGGGGCTGAAGAATAAGTGGCTGTAATCGCCCCTCCACTGTAATCCACGCGCAATGGAATGACCGGTGGAGCGATGGAGATCGTCACATCTCCTGTGTAGCCGCTTCCGGCACTGTTGATCGTGATACCCGTAACCACGCCATCAGTAAGTGTTGCCGTGGCAGTAGCTCCCGAACCAGCCCCGGTAATGGTCACCTCAGGAGCACTGGTGTAGCCTGATCCGCCATTGGTGATCTCCGCTCCAATCACGAAGCCTGCAACCCTGCTTGCCGTGGCGGTGGCTGCTACGCCTGGATTACCCACCGACTGGCTCCAGGAATTGGTGCCGTCCGTAACCGTGATGGAATTCGCGACGACCGGAGTGTTCGAGAGCGTTTTGGTGTAGGTGAGGGTGGAACCCTCCGTGGTGCCGATGGTCTCTGTTACCTGGGTGTCGCTGGTCCCGGCCGACCCGAACTGGAAGCTGTAAACCCCGTTGTCATCGAGGGTCACTGCGCCGATTGATTCCGTGTAGAGCAGATTTCCTCCTGTGGCAGCATCGTAAATGCTGATGGAGAAATTCTTGGTGCCCGTGACTGCTGCGCCATTGGCATCGGTCAGGCGGCCTTGGTAATTGATCAGGCTTGGAACTTGGGCAAATGCAGCACCTGCAAAGGCTGCTGACAGAATGGTGGATAGGATGGTTTTCATGGTTCGTGGATTTGAGAGTTTATGGAAGGACGACTTCGACGCGGAAGAAGTAGCTGGATGGGTGAGTCAAGGAATGCAGGGGGCCTGCCGAGATGGTGGTTGGATCGAACGAGAACACCTTCTGGGTTCCGTCGCCCGAGTAGGTCTGCTGCAGCGTCCAGTTGCTGAGGTCCTTGGTAACCCACACTTTGTAGGTCCTGCCCTGAACGGTTTGGATAGGCATGTTGTAGGTTAAGCCGGTGAGCGCGCCGGTCGGCTGGAACTTCGAAGAACGGTCGGTCGGATTGGTTCCGGCCAAGTATTCCATGAGGTTGCTGGTGCCGTCTCCGTCCGAATCCGCCAGAGGGTCAACAGCTTGTGCTGAAAAATACTGCTCCTCCCAGGCGTCTGGAAGTCCGTTGGCGTCGGCATCGAGATCTGGATCGGTATTGCCGGTGAAGAGCACTTGGATCAAGCCACTCTTGTTTTCATTGGCCCCGATCATGGAATTCCCCGTCGCAAAGGGGGATCCGATGGACGAATGGTTCGTCATGCTGCCTACAAGAGAGGCTCCTCCACCCGAGTCAATTTCGGCGGCAAGGTAGCCCGCTAGGAAGCATGAAATAACAAATATCGGTTTCATTGGCGAATGCGTATCCGACAGATTGATAGACAGCAACCTCTAAAATGCGAATTTTGAAGTTAGAGTTAGGGGGCAGATTTTAAACAAAACACCCCCTCCAGTTTCCCGGTGAGGGCGTTTTCCACGATCCACATTTGCAGGAATTTGGCTCAGGGTTTGACGATGCGCTTGAGTCCGTCGGTCTTGGCGGCCGCGAAGCCGTAGAGGCATTCCAGGGTGACGAAGATCTTGTTAGAGCGGGTGTCGGTGAAACGGAGGTAGCCGAAGGTCATGCCCGTGGTCGGATCGGTGACGGCACCGGCTTGTTGGTAGTCGGCGACCGGTTGGAGGTAGCGCATGGCCACCGCGACGGCGCTGGAGTGAGCGGCGAAACCGACGAGCTTTTCCGCGTGATCCGACGGGATGAGAGTCGTTTCGTGCAGGTTGAATCCGGCGATCCGTTTGACCATGCCTTCGGTAACGGCGGGGGCATTGAGATTCAGGTTGAAACTCTTTGCCACCACATCGTCGGCGAGCATGTTCGTGTAGTAGCCGGAATCGAGCACCAGCGAACGTGGGTTGGGCGGCATCTTGGCATTGCCGCAAGATTCGCGCAGGCTGAGCACCTTCTTGTAATCGAAGGCGGTGGGAGCCAGGGCAGCGATGCCGGGAGCGCCGAAGTTGGCGGCGGTGATGCAGCTGAAGATGTCCACCAGCACGTCCTGGGCGAGTTGCTGGGCGGCAGCTTCCACCAGGGTTTCGAGCACGCTGAGCGCGGTCTCGGCGGATTCCTTGGCGGTAACGTGGACAGTCTTGTATTTGTGCCGGTTGAGGGTGACCGGAACCACGGTGACCGTGGAGTCGGCATTGGCCGAGTAGTCGCCCGCGAAGTCGCTCGACACGCTGGGTGCACCAACGAGTGGGACGCGGATGGTGTCGAGTTTCTCAGCGGGCAGCGGGCTGAAGTCGGTGGAGAACGCCGTGACCGGCAGAAGGTTCGACATGAAGGGCATGAGCGCGCGTTGCGCCACCTTGATGTCTTTGACGTTGGTGAGGGTGTTGGACATGGCGTGTTATCAGGCTTGGTGTTTGAGGATGAGGGCTTGTTGTTCCGGGGTGAGCTTGCGCCAGAAGGCGGTCTGTTCGGCTGGATCTGTGATGGCGGCAAAACGCGCGTGGAGATCCGCAGCTTGAGAGGCGTCCCCAGCAGGGGTCACGTGAGCGGGCATCGTGGTGCCGGTGGAGGCGACAACGCGGGCGACTTCCAGTTGCAACTTGCGATCGAATTCGGACTGCGATGCCTCAAGCTCGGTGATGCGGGATTGCATCGTGGCAACACGGGCGCTGACGGTGTCGCGTTCGGTGATGAGATTGGCGGCTTGGCTCTTCGCGTCATCGCGCTCGGCTTTGAGCGTGTCGATTTCGGCGGCAAGCAACTCCACTTCACCACGAAGCGAATCGACGCTGGTCGAGGCTTCGTTGAGCAGTTCGGTTTGGGCTTGGTGGTCCCGCTGGAGGTTCACGACCTGGGTGCGGGCTTCGGCGAGTTCGTCTTCGATGCTTTTCATCGACCGTGATGCCGTGTCAACCGAAGCGGCGTGATAGACGCGCAGGCGGCGCATCGCTTCGGCGCGGTCCGGAACCATGCCCGCGAGGTTATGGTGTTGTGCCTGCTTGCCGCTGAAGGTCTGGCCTTCCATCGCCTCGGCAGGAATCGCACGGCCGCGGGAAAGCACCGCCGCATGGAAGTCACTGGCGATCTCGGCGAGGTTGGAGGAAATCAACTCGCGCTGGTCGTCGGTGAGCGGCGTGCCGGGTGCGCCCATCGCCTTGTATTTTCCGACGGAAAAGACCTCCACCTTGAGTCCCGCCTTGTCGAGGGCGGCGGTGTTGTCGATCACCGCCTGAACCACGCCGATGGATCCGACCTGGGCGGACGGCGTGGCGTAGATGGCGCGGGCCTGGCTGGCGATCCAATAGGCCGCCGAACACATCAAACCGGACGAGAATGCATAGACAGGTTTGCTTCCATTCAAAGCCTTCACCGTCGCCGCGAGTTCCGGCGTGCCGGCCACGGTGCCGCCAGGCGAGTCGATGTTGAGAAACACCGCCTTGATGTCCTCGCGCTCGCCCGCTTCGCGCAAAGCCTCGCCGATGTCCTCAGAACTGGTTGCACCAAAGAAGATCCGGGCAAAGAGGTCGGGCTTGCGAAGGATCGGCCCTTCGATGGCAACCACGCCGATGCCATCATCTATGGATAGCAGCGGGCTTTCGGATGCCTGCTTCGGGAGGAATCCGCCGCGATCTACCAGTCCCCGCAAGGACGCGGCCATGGATTGCAGCGCTTCAGGTTGGATCAGCCACTCGCGATGTTGAATTACCGGGTTCACGCCCGGATGGCGTTGTCAACGGCCAGGCGTTGGCTCTTCCTGCTCCGGGAGTGTCACAGGCATGCCATTTGGTTTCCACAGCATGTCCACCGGCACGCCATGTTTCGCCGCTGTATCGAGGATGAGCTTGGCGTCGCTGGCGCGGCGTTCGATTTCTTCGCCGAAGTCAGCCCCTTGTTCGTTGAAGTGATCCGACAGGGTTTTCAGTCCCATTTCCACATCGGCCCGGTTTTGTTGAGCCTCGCGTCCGGCGTCCACGGTTACCCGCTTCGGCGGAACGGTGCAGATCTTCCACCAGCCAGGCACCGGTGGCAGGAAGCCGCGGGCAATGGCATCGCCGATTACATAGGCCCAGACCGGTTTAATGAGTCGGCTTTCAAGAATCATCTGGCGGAATGAGAAGCGACGATCCGCCTTGGCCACGATCAATCTAACGCCCGCGCCGCCGACCTTGCTGGAATCCGCTGCAAACTCGAACGGAATCATGCCAAGAGCGGAGTCCCGGCGCAGGTGTTCTAGGAAACCGGTGAAGGTGGGCGATGGTCGATTTGATTGAAAGCTGTCGAGAGACTCGTCGGGTCTGAGAGCCACCAGTTTGCCGCCGACGATGCGTTGCAGCGAAACGGGGTCGCTGGACTCACTGACACCGGCAGCGCCTCCGACCACGAAGTCACCGTTGTCGTCGATCTCTCCGCGAGCCGTCTTGAGGATGCGCGCCACGTCGGCATTGTCTTTGACCGCGTGCTTTTCGAGCGCGAGCAATTCCATTTCATCGAGCACATGATTGATCGAATGCTGGATCGTCGGGTGAGACCGGACACCACCGGCCCACTCGGGTTCGTGGATATGGAGAACCGACGCGGCGGGGAGATCACGGTGTTTGCTGTTGTCTTCCAACGTGCGATAGAAAACCGGTGCGCCCCACGCATCGAGGCCGACTCCGTCGATGGTTTCTTGTGAACCGAACTGGTCGCCTACGCGGTGGGATTCGATCAACTGGATGCGTGGTTCGCCTTGGGTGTCACGGGTCTTGTGGATGAAATACTCGCCGTCGATGTCCATGCCGCGACAAACAAGCGCCTGGCATTCCTCGAACGAAAACCGCCGCGTCACCTCACAGCGGGGCGACCACATCGCGAAATAGGCTTCTGCTGTTCGGTTCCAAACCGGGTCGGGCGATTGCGCCTGGACGCGGATGCCGTCACCAGTCGAGTAGATCGCCATGTTGGCGACAAGCTCCCGCACGAACCCGCTGTTCTTGTGCATGTATCGCGACTTGCGAACCAGCTCAGTGCGGACACCCGGCGTGAGTTCGTTGCGGGCATCGGTTGGTGACGCGCCCGGCACATTCCCGCGACGAGGAGACCAGTTTACCGATTCGTATGGTGAGCCCCATGCCTTCGGCACGAAAATAGGTGGCAAGAGCAGGTGCGCGATGTGCTTGAGGCGGTTCATTTCGGCAGGTATCCGGAAACGTGTGAAGCGGCGACATTTCGCGGGCGGCCGTAGGTGTCAGGATCAAGCACGCGAAGAGCGTGACCGCATTCCTCAAGGACCTGATCGACTGGCATGGTGAACTGCTTGGTGGCAGAGCTTCCCGCCTCGTTCCAAGTCATGAGGGTTTTGCCTTCGGTCAGGAATTCCTTTGCCCGCTGCTGGATGGCAAGCACCTCGGAAATCGTGAAGCCGGTGATGAAGAGTCCGCGGGCCATGGATCAGTTGCCTTTCCAAGTGGCGTTGCGTCCCCGCGTGTCGATGTGGACGAAGCCGGACGATGGGTAGAGGCCGAGACCTCCGGTGAACTTGCCCGCCTTGCGCCATTCGAGAAGCCGGTCATAGACACGTTGCGGGCTGATGCCGTCCACGGTGATGTCCAGTGCCGTAAACTCAAGATGCTGGCTGAGTGGCGCACCGCCGACCGCCTTGTTATACGCCGGGGCACGATAGGAACTCAGAATACGGCAGGGTTTTCCGAACGATGTGCGAAGCTCATCCACAATGCGGAGCGCGGGCACGATGTTCTTCCACAGTCGCTTCGGCGGCGGGCTGTTCTTCACGCCCTTGCGCTCGCGGGCGAAGTAGCTGGTGAACTCGCCCGCGCCGAAGTGGCGGAAATCCTGGGCACTGAACCATTCGCTGAATGTTCCGTTGGCCATGGCTTACTTGGCGGTGCGGGGTTCCACGACGATTTCAACGCGACCGTCCGGATTAACCCGGATGCGCCCGTCCTTGCTGATGAATTCACCAGTGACGCCGGGCAGCGTGGTGCAGGACGAGAGAAACGGCAGGGTCAGCACCGCCATGGCGAAGCAGAACAGACCGATCTTGAACGATTTGTTGGGCTTGCCGTCGTCGAAGAGATCGCCAAGCACGACAACCAGTTCCTTGAGCGCCAGCGCGGCGGGACCGGCGATGAGCAGGTATTGAGCTCTTTCCTGATCCAGCAAGTTGGCGATGCCGGAGAGGTCAATCGCGGCAATCGTGGTGAGACCGGAACCAAGGAAGGTAAGGAAGCGGAGGATAGTGACGGTTTTCATTGCTCCCCGTTCGGGGTGTCAACCGGTGCGGCAATTTCAAATGCCGAGAGGTATCTGAGCTGGGCCTGTGAGCCGGTTGCCCTTCCGAATATTCTCAGTCGCCCAGCATGGCCGAAGGTTCAGGTAGTTGAAGCAGACAGCCTGCTGTCGCGGTTCTGTCAGATCAAATTTCGCGCAGGGAATGATGTGGTCGATGTGCCACTCGCCATAATTTTTCCAGGACATGCCACGCTCGAACTGGCTTTCAAGGTGTCGGTGGAGTTCCGAAATACTTGCCCCAGTCAGTTCAATAGCAGATTTTTCCTTCTTGCATCTGCCCGCCCTAACCAAGTCAGCCAACCTCGCCCGGAGGTGACACTTGATCGCAAAATCTGGATCTTGCTGTTTCCTGATCTTGCGATACTCACGAGCGCGACCAAGATATGCATCGTGTCGCGCTGGATCATTCTTACGTTGATAGTATTGGTTCAACGAATACTCGCGGAGTCCACTGAATTTGACCGGATCGTTCATGATTTTTCGGTAGTAGCGTTTGGCGCGTGCCTTGGATTTTGCAGCATATTCCGGATCATTCTCCCGCTTCCGACGATGATACTCGGATGTCTTTCGGCTTTGCTCCTTACGGCGAACCGGATCAGCCATGATCCTCTCCCGCCATTTCTTGGTTTGTTCGATTCGCTTCTCGCGATGCCTTCCCTGCTGTGCTTTTACTTTGTCTGGATTCTCTAGCCTCCAGCGGCGGTTGTATTCTGTTCTGTCCTTGACTCCTGCTACGGCCATAGGCCGGGCCTAGCGTCAACTCGGCACCGTGCGCTCATTTCCCAACTCTTTGACCGCCTCGCGTCCGACGATCTTCAACATGGTCGCCCCAACGACCTGAAGACATTCCGTATCAAACAGGTGGTTCGGTCGCGAGCCGATCTGCTTCCACATCCACTGGCCCTTTTCCTTGATGCGCTGCTCGCTTTCCATCTGGGCGAGATAGTCATCGTCGATGTCGTCCGGCACTTCCCATGTCGGGCCCTGACTCGGATCCTGATTGCGACGCAGGCGGGCCAGCGTATCCTTAATGTTGAGATTGCTCCAGTAATGGACGTGGCAATGCTGGCGATGCGAGAGCACCACCTTGCGCCTGGGTGAGTAGAACCGCTGGACGGTTTTGCCATCGCGCCCCTTGTGCGCATAGACCGGCCGACGGTCACCGATCAAGGCCACCCATCCTCGCTTGGAGCACTCGCGATAGACGTCATAAGTCGCGTAGCCGGCGTCGAGAAACACGAGGCTCGGGTGAACCTCGAAGCGTTCCTGCAACACGTCGATGTCGGTGAATGAAAGAATGCGTTCGTTCCACATCAGTCGGCTTGATCCCTCCGCCGACCACGAGCGGACCACGGCGAACAGGTGATCCATCTGGCAGTCCACCGTGATGAAGCGCAGCGGGATCAGGCCGGTGCGCTCGGGCAGCGGGGCGGCGAGGATTTTGCCCGTCTTCGGATCAATCGCGCCCTCCTCTTCCCATGTCTCGCCGCGCTTGTAGCCGGATTTGACGATTTCGAGTTTGTAATCCTCGACGTATTCCCGCCACGGCAGTCCGAGACGCTTCTGATAGAACTGCTGCAGCAAACTCACATCGCCCTTCCGCGCCGCCGCCTTGGCCCGCAGATAGAGTTCGGCCAACTGCCCCCAGCTCATCGCGCAGAGTGCGTTCCAGTGGAATCCGACGTTTTCCTTCGAGGCTTTGGGATTCTTGGCGACGAAGGCACCGGTGGCGTTGAGTTCGCGACGGGTGCGCTCGCCATCGTTGAAGTAGTGGTTGCACGATTCGCAGCGCATCGCGGCAGTGCGACGGACCTCGTCGAAATCCCACTCGCCGGTTTCGTCGCGGGCCGACTTGCTCCACTCGACGCATTCCCACTTGAACGGTTGGCGGTGTCCGCATTCCGGGCACGCGAAGGTCCATTCCCGCTGGTCGGTGGTCTCGAATTTCCGGTGAGTGTCGTCATCCTCCTCGCCGCCCTGGCTCATGAAGATGCACTTGCCGAGCCAGCCGAAGGCGGTGACGCGTGCCTCCGCTTCCGCCATGTGACCGAGCGGCCAGCGCCACGTTTCATCGCCGATCAACCAGCGGATCGAACGACGCTGGAGGTTGGTCTTGTTGTGCGCTCCGAGAATCCAGAGCGTCATGCCGTTGTTGAACTGGATCGCGTTGTTCTTGCGCTTGTGGCGATGAACGCCTGTCGGCATGAGACGGGCGACCGGCTCGCATTGGTCGAAGAGCTTCTGCAGGCGCGACTCGGAATAATCGCGGGCGTCCTCGTCGGTCTGGTCGAGCCACAGGGCGGGCCCTGGTAGGTTGGAAATGATGTAGCAGAGTGTCAGCTCCGGGGCGGTGGTCTTGGATGACTGGACGGACGCGATGATCGAGACAAGACGGATGCGCGGATCGACCAGCGATTCCATGACCTCGCGAATCCACGGCGAGTTGTCCGAGCGGAAGCGTCCCGGGTTGGGCGAATACGGGATGGCTTCGATGTGATCCTCGCACCACGCCCAGGCCGGCCGCCGGTCGGGCGGTTGCCATGCTTCGCGCCAGATTTCCTTGAGGACACTCATGATTCGTGAAGGCAACGCAGGACTTCGTCGATGGCGCGTCGGCATTCCTTCTGGATGCCGGTGGCGTCGAGACCTGATAGAATCGGCGGCAGCTCGTTCTCAAACTTCGCCCGCAGAATGGAAGTGGCTTGGGCAACCAGGCCGATCCACTCGCTTTTCACCTGGTAGATCGCGACGTATTCGCCCTTCTTCACGGCGATGCGAAGTTCGCGCTCTTCCACCTCGGCCAACAACTTGCGCGCCTTGAGCGCCTCCTCATTGCCGACGGGCACGCGCCCGGCACTCAAGCCGCGGATGCGAACGAATTCACGCCAGTCCGCCACCGGCCAGAGTCCGTTGGAAAGAGCCTTGGGCGCACCTTCCATCTTCTGCCAGTTCGAAAGCGTGCGCCGGGAAACCCCCAGCGCGGCGGCCAGTTCCACGAGAGTATTGGCGTAGGCGAGCGTTTCCGAGCTACCCGCAGCCCGTGATTCGATGCGGGTGCGTTCGGCAACTGTGAGCGGCTTTCCAGCAGCGACCTTCTTGACGATGTTCTGGAAATCGGCATCGAGGATCTTCTCTGCGATGTCCGGTGCGAGATTTGGCCGCGATTCGTCGTGAGATCGTGGATTGCTCATGGTTTCACCGCCACCCATCCGGCGAAGTTCAAGTGCCGCCAGAAGCAATCGACCGACGTGAACCCTTCCTGATAGAGAAGCTCCTCGTTCCAGCGGGCGGTGACGGGAACCAGCACGCCTTCCAGCGACATCCGCTTGCGGTCGATCTGACTCTCGGAATACCCGTTCTCGCGCTTGATGTTGAGGAACAGGTTCACGAATGCCTCATCGAGCTTGGATGTCGCGCCAAGAACCTTTTCCACGAGGATGAAGGCACCGCCCGGAGCCAGCGACTCGAAGACGCGCCGCACAATCTGCTGGCGGTATTCGATGGGCGTGAATTGCAGGGTGAGCACCGAGAGCACGAGGCTGGATGTCACACCAGGGAACTCGTGGCGCAGGTCGGCAGACTGGATGGTGACGCGATTGCCGTGCGGGTGGTAGGTGAAGTTCTGGCGTGCCGCCTCGATCATCGGCTCGCTGATTTCCAGGCCGATGTAATCGTTGTCCGCGCCGAAGATGGAAACGAACGGCAAGAGCGCCTGGCCGCGGGAGCATCCCATGTCGATGATGGCGGTGTCGGGTTGCACGAAGCGCCGGCCAACCTCGAAGGTCACCATCCGCATCGCGTTGTATTGTGGGATGCTCCGCTGGAGCATGTCATCGAACACGGCGGTCACTTCCTGATCGAACTGCCAGGCTCCGCGTGGAATCACCTCGTCACGTTGGGCTTCACTCATGCCCGCGGACCGGATGTCAACGCGGCAGGCGTTTGACGATGCGCGTTCCCTCGGTCAGGCAGGTGCCCTCTTCCGTCACCCAGAAACACGGAATCGAGAATCGGGCATACATCTCGCGAGTCCTTGGATTGCTCTCAATCGCGATGTAGCGGGCGTCATCGCCGTGGATGGGAAACACGTCCTTCTTGAGAAGGTGCTCCTTGATCGCCGGGGGATTCCACCAGCCTTTGGGCGCGAAGCACGCATCCTGGGGACGCCAGCCGGTTTGCTCCTCGATGCGGTCGAGCGTCTTGATCGTCCAGGTTTCCGGGCGAGCGGTGATGAGAACGACCGTGTGTGGCCGGACAAGTTCCACCAGCCATTGCCGGTATTGCTCGTTGGCCAGTCGCTTCTCCATGCGCTCGGGCGTGGTGCCGCGCGCCGGATTGTTTGCCACCAGCGTGTAGTTCAGGTCTAGCAGGATGATCATAGGGTAATCTGAAGACGTTGGTTGAAAGAGTCCATGGCGCATTTCACGAGATCCATGCGAGTGCCGTCCGGATAGGGCAGGTCGAATTCGAACTCGATGGCCGCACGCAGTCGGGCCGGATCGACCGGACGAGCCGCCGTGCACGCTGCATTGATGTTGTTGGAAAAGTCATCGACCTTCACCGAACGGAAGAACGGGCCGAACAAATCGCGGAACTCCGAAACGGTGTGATACTTCTGGACCTTGGGCTTGTCCTGAAAATCGCCGATGCGGATGCCCGGTTCGTAGTCGAGGCGGAACGCGATGTTCCCGGCGTTGCTCTCGTTCATGAACGCCTTGCCATTGACCTGCCGCCAGCCGGATTCGCCCGCCGACGACGCGCAGGCATAGACCTTGGTGAACGGCTTGCACAGGGCGGCGCACAGGCAGGCGATGTGCTCGCGGTCCTCGCGGAAAGGCACGGAATTCAGCACGCTTGCAATGAAGATGCTGGTCCACTCCTTGCCCGCCGCCACTTCCGCAAGGAATGCGCGTGCCAGTTCCACGCTCTCCGCCTTGTTGATGCCCCCTGCTCCGAGCCGGTAGGGTTCGAACGGCGTGCAGTCGATCCCGGCCTGGCGCAGAAGGAAGGTTTCCGTCAGGTGGCCGGCACCGAAGTCGAGAATCGTCGAGCCATGCTCCTTGGTCCAGCGGGCGCGATCAGATGCTTTGCCGATGTCGAAATCCTTGCATGGCTTCGCGCCATGGGTGGCGAAGATGAAGCCGTTGCCAAGCTCGCGACGGACGCGGCGGGCGCGGCGGAACGAGTTGAAGCGGAGCATGTCGGCATAGCGCGTGTGGATGTCGAAGTCCATCGAGAGCAGATTCATCATGGCCCGGGCGAATTCTGCTTCCTGCTCGGTGACGAACACGACCGGCGCGAAGGCCGCGCCTTTCTCAGCCAGCATTTCCAAGCGACCGATGCCGTTGATGACGGTCAGATCCTCGCGGCAAACGATGGGCATGAGGATGCCGTGGCGATGCAGGGTGCGGGCGAGGTTGCGGGCATACTGGATCCAGCGGCCCGAATTCACCTTGCAGAGATCCTTCACGCTCACTTCCGCGGGCTTGAGGCAGCGCAGGAAACCATCGCTGCCGACCTCCTTGTCGGGAATCCGGGCGGCGAGCGCCTCGATGTCCAGTGATTGCAACTCACTGGTGACCCTGCCAGGCGTGCTGTTGAAATCGAAATCATTGGTCGCCCGGTTGAAGACGATGTTGAGCGCCTTGCGCTGGTCGAGGTCGAGCGCCTTGGTCCGGGATACCGGGACGTGGGTGGCACCCATGCGGCAGGCGACGAGGTGGCGCTGGTGGCCGGAAAGAATCTCGCCATCCGAGTCAGCGAAGATCGGGGCGATGAAACCGAGCTTGCGAAGCGACAGTTCAATCAGGTCAAGCCGCTCGGCAACCGCCGACCGTGGATTGTAGGTGCTGGGACGCACCGCTTCGATGGGTTCAAGGGTGATGTTCATAGTCCGAGGCGGCTGCGGATTTCGTTGAGCACGCTTTCCTTGTCGAAACCGGCGTCCTGTTTCACGCGGTCGCACCACGCGATGAAATCTTCCTGGGTGATGCGGAAGCGATAGAGTCCGACCGCGACGGTGACGTCGCTCTTGTCGAGTTCCTTGTCGTGGCGGTCGTCGTCATCCTCGTCATCGTCATTGCCACCCGGATTGAGCAGGCCCTCGATGTCGGCAGGCTCGAAGCCCGCGAGGATCGTATCGAAGTCGATGGCTTTCCACTCGCTGGCGATTTTTTCGAGTTCGTTGAGATCGACCGTGGAAAGTTCGGCCAAACGATTGTCGGCGACCAGCACGGCAAGCTCGTCGTTCTCGCTGGCGAAGTCCTGATAGTCCACCGGCACTACTTCCGCGCCGAGGTGCTTGGCAGCCATCAAGCGGCCGTGACCGGAAACGATCAGGCCGGTGAGATTGGAAACGGTGATTGTTTGCCGCCATCCGAAGTAGCGGATGTTTTTGGCGAGCAGTTCGATCTGCCGCTGCGGGTGCGTGTTCGGGTTGCGCGGGTTGGGTTTCAGTTCCCCGACCGGCACGAGCTTGTCGAAGCTGCACCAGACTTCGATGCCATTGGCGAGTGTGCGAGCTTTGGGAGAATCATCCGTCATCGTCGCTTTGGATGGTGTCAACGGCATGGGTGACTTGCGCGAGCAGCGGGAGGATTTCCTTCCACGCATCCGGTGGGCACCATCCGAGGGCAAACCATTCGCGGCTGCCGGCCACGTCGCGCCATTCCACGGTGACCGGTGTTTCCCGCCGCATGTCCGGCGAGCGGTATCGGAAGACGGCGCGGGCGAGACGACCACAGCGGTCGAAGGTGATCTGATGGATTCTCGCTTTCATGACAGCCCCTCCGCATCCAGCCAGGATTCCAGATCGGCGAGCGCGGCCCGGACGCATCCGCCGCTGCCGACGGCGATCCGCAATGCGGTCGCCTGATCGACCGGCCAGTGACAGCGTAGCATCGTGGCGATTTCCTCAGTGGACGGAGCGGCGAGCTTGATCGACTGGAAGCGCGTCTGGAACCGCTCGGTGAGCAGGTCGAGTTGCAGGTTGCTGGTGCCGATCACGGCGCGGCCCGGTGGCAGTCGGTCGAGATAGCTCAGGAGCAGGTCCTGTGCATCCCGCGTGCATCTATCCATTTCGTTGATGATCTTCACCGAATAGACTCCGAACAGGGAGCAGACACCCAGCGTGGCCATCCACTGTTTCACGGTTTCGACGGTGACGAGCTTGCCGTTGAATTCCTCGATGGCGAATCGCGTGCCCGACAATGCATCGGCTACCATGTCGGCGATGCTGGTCTTGCCGACGCCGGGCGGTCCGTAGAGCAGGATCTTCACCGGGACGGCGGGATTATCGTGGAGTTTTCGCGCCTTGGCGACCAGTCGGCGGGCGACGGTGGCGGCGGGGCCGCAGAGGTCATCGGGTCCGGTAGGTCGCCAGGCTAGCGGTGGGCTTGTGGGGCATGGTGACGGGCTTGGCAGAATCTTGAAGAGTTGTGACATAGGGATCTGTGTTGGAGTTGGTGATGGCCCGGGCGACGGCCTCAGCGCCCTTGCGGTAGAGGGTGACGGCGAGCAATTCGCCATCGACACTCACCGACCAGTAGCGCGTGAGGTAGCCGTCGGGTTTTCGGTATTTGGCGACTTCGACCTTCATCAGAAGTTGTAGTCGTGGAAGTGGCGGCGGCCGGGAATGACCGGCTCGCCGTTGGTGGTGCGGAACCAACCGTCCTTGCGGAGGCTGGCGCGGTGAACCGGTCCGTCAGGATCGGGCGAGTATTTGTAAGTTTGCTCGGCATTGTTCGCGCAATGGCCGACGAATCCGCCTTGGAAGAAATCCGGCTTCCAGTTGTCGTGAACTGCGATGTCTTCCTGCATCCAGACGGTCTTGCCGCTCGGGCTGATGCGGATCACCGTGCAGGCGGTCCGGTCGCTGTAGTGGCAGACGGTTGCGCCGCCGCCAACGGTCGGTGTCCAGTTGGGTGCGCTCATTTGTTCCATCCCTCCCTGCGGATGCGGGTTTTCAAGGTGTTGGGCGACAGGCCGAAGTGCTCGGCGGTCTGTTTCACGCTGCGGCATTCAAGCCAGTAGGCTTTCACCTGCGACCAGTGTTCATCGCCGTGGCCGGGATTGCCGACCTTCTTGGCGGGCTTGGATGCTTTCGCCTTCGGTGTCGTGGCCTCTGCGGGCCTTGGTTCGGCCTCAGCCGCGTCGGCGAACGCGTCGTAACGTCCCGGGCTGGCCTCAGGTTCCGGCCTGGTGAGCGGCACAACGTTCGCAGCGGGGGTGGCATTGCCACTGGCGATGATTTCCGCGACGATCTCGCGGATCAGCGGCACCGGGATTTCGGTGATGGTGAAGACCAGTCCGTTGAGTGTCTTGCGCCCGATGGATTGCTTGAGGAACTTCAAGGCTTCGCCGCGTGTGCGGCCTTGGTAGCGGCCTTCGAATACGTTGGTTTCCTTGTCGTCGCAGACGATCCAATACAGTTTGTTCATGGTGGTGTTATGGTTTGGGGTTGGTGACGTTGCCGTCGGTGTCGATTCGGACGCTGAACACCAGCAGTCCGGTGGGAGTTTGCTTGGCGAAGTCGGCGCGGAATTCGCGGGCATGGATGCCGGCCATCGGATCGACCGGCATGATGCGCCGGGCGTGGAAGCCGTTTTTCTCAAGACCGCGAATGCTTTGCTGCATCGCTTTTGTGATATGCTTGTTAGGTATGGATGCTGTTGTCATAGCGTCCCTCATCTGCCCGTCTGATCGGGCACGTCCATGTCTTTTTTCGTCTTTCTGTTGGATGGTTTTCATGATGGTAGCGGGCGGTTGATTTGGATGGTTCGGCCTTTGGTTTCACCTGCGACATAACTGCCGGAATGGAGGTGGCGGTGGCGTTGCGATCGATTGCGGAGCTTGCCGTAGTGCTCGGCGACGTAGCGGGTGATAACGGCCTCCTGATCCACCACGACCAGTCCGTATGCCTGGCGCTGGTCGGCGGCGTAGGATTGTTCGGCGCGTTGTTTCGCCGCCTTGAGTTCGGCGTTGAGTCCGTCGCGCAGGCCTCGGTAGTAGGATGCTTTGTCCGGGTTGGCGTGGATCCGCTTGAACTCGTTCCAGCAGCGGAAGAATGTCTGCCGCAGGTAGTTGAAGGCATAGATGGCAAAGTCGATGTCGGCGGCGGCACCGATGATGTCCACCGGAGTCCCGCGCCCGTTGGGCATCAGGATCGTCTTCACGTTGAAGTGCGCCTGCAAGATCGAGAGGATCATCAAGTCCGCAGGGTTGAGGGTCTTGGGCAGATCGACCTTGCCCTTGTTGACGGTGAAGCCCGCGCCGCCGGATTCGCCGCGTTCCATGCGGAGCAGTGCTGAGTCGATGTTGTGGCGGGTCATCAACTCCTGTGCCTTGGCCAGCGCCACCTTGGCTTCGTTTTCGGTGGAGCCGCGGGAGCGGTCGGCCAGTCGCAGGAGCTTGCGGATTTTATCGAGGATGTCGGATTCGGATTTCATGGAATCTCAGTGGTTGGTGGTTAGATGTCTTCGTCGGGCAGGCCTGCGGTGATGACGTCCACCGGGATGTGGGTGGAGCCGTGCGTGTCGCAAAGGTCGGCATAGCGGATCTTCGCGGCCTTGAGTTCGGCCCGGGCGCTGTCCAGATCGTCCCAGCTTTCGAGGAAGAGCCGGCGCGGAAGGCCGGCGAGAACCGAGCTGCGGCCATAGGTCGAGTGGCCGTAGAGCGTCGGTTTGTTGGAGCAGTAGGTTTCGCCGCGTCCGAATTCGAGCGTCAGGCGGCGGTGTTGCTTGATGTATTCAATGTCCATGGTGGTGTGTGGTTGGAGATTCAGCGGCCGTTGATGGCGAGATAGGCATCGAAGGAGTCGATGGTCTTCGGGCTGCGGGCCAGCGCCGTGGTGGCGGCGGATATGATGTTGCCGAGGTTGCATTCGACCTCGCATTCCTTGCTGTCCTGCTTGGCGTATTTGAGCGACGAGCGCAGGTCGCTCATCCGGCGTTCCAGTGTTTCGATGGTTTCCTCGACGTGCTTGTGCTGGGCGGCGATGGTGCGGGAGTTGAGTTGACTGACGAAGGCGTCGAGTTCCTCGGGGGTGTTGATGGTGGTGTTCATGGTTTTGTTGGGGTTGGTGAATCAGAGTCCTGCGGCGTAGCGGTGAAGATGGATTCTCCAGATGTCGGCCAGCTTCATGCCGGGCTTGTTGTCCATCATGGCGACCAAGTGGCGTGCGGACGGAAAGTCGCGGACGGCGCGGGTGGAAAGGCGTTCGCGGAGTGCATCCAGTGCCTCTTCGTCAGTTGCGAACGGTGAATCGAAGGTTTCCGTTCTGAATGTCCCGGGATTGTAGGCAGGGACTTTTGCGGTCAGGTGGAGGGCGGTGTTTTCAGTGGATGGCGTGTTTGCTTTCATCGTCCTTCATCTGCCAGTCTGACAACTTGAGTCCATGTCTTTTTTCGTCTTTTTTCGTCCCTTCCCGGATGTCGGATAGATGACATATTGGCACGCTGCCTGAGCGTCACGATGCGTGCCAATCACGCGTCATTCGGAGCACTCCGAATCTGTCATGATTGGCACGTTTCATGGGTGCCACGACGTGTGCCAATTATGTCTTTTTTCCTCTAACTCCACTTAGCCATGGACGTGAGGTGGCACCATGGCAGATATTACCCATGACAACGCAAACCATGTCCCGCCGCTTCGGAGTCGAGATCGAATTCCTCTCCACCATCACCAAAGAGCAGGCCGTCATGAGCCTGAGAGCCGCAGGCATCCGGGTCGAATCCTCCTACTACACCCACGACACCACGCCCTATTGGAAGATCGTCACCGACGGCTCCTGCGGATTGGAACTCGTCTCACCAGTCCTCGAAGGCGAGGCCGGCATCGAGGAAGTCAGGATCGCCGCCGCCGCACTCGAAGCCGCCGGTGCCCAAGTGGACAAGCGCTGCGGACTTCACGTCCATTTCGACGCCCGCACGATGTCACTGAAGGCCGTCAAGAACCTCTTCAAACTCTGGCTGAAATTCGAGGATGTGCTCGACACCTTCCAGCCGCCGTCCCGCCGGGGCAATGCCAACACCTACTGCCGCACGAACCTCGAAAGCAGTGTCTCCGATGCCGGGAACCACCGGGGCCAATGCTACCGGATGTTCCGCAAGATCGACGCCTGCCGCAGCATGGAGGAAATGAAGGCGCTTTACCCCTGCCGCTATCGGAAGCTGAACATCCATTCCTACTTCCGCCACCAGACACTCGAAGTCCGCCACCACTCGGGAACCACCGATCCAGCCAAGATCACCAACTGGGTGCGACTGATGGCCCGCATGTTCGACGCCGCCGAAGCCGCCGCCACTGTCCGCAACCGCCCCGAAGACAATGGAGTCGGGATGCCCCGCATGAAGTGGTTCTTCCAAGCCATCGACGCCCGTGGCCTCACCAAATTCTACACCGCCCGCGCCAAAAAACTGGCCGCCTGATTTCCACCAACGACAATGACAACCATGAACACCGAATACCACACCATCGACGGCGCGACGTTCTCCGCCGCCGACGCCACCGACCTGATGACCAAGCTCCGCCAGGACAGCTTCAACCCGGAAGCCGACCTGCCGTCCTACTGCCGGGCCACCGCACGGGCATCCAAGATGCAGACCGGGAAACCGCACCGCCCGTGGCCGCCGAAGGCCCTGGTCGAAGACATGCTCGCCTCCGGACTGATCGCCACCGGCAAGTGCCACCCGGAATGGGGAAACACCAACGACTGAACCGCCATGGCATACCGAATCATGGAACCACGCTTCCCGCTCGGGAGGACAGTCGCCACGCCAGGGGCCCTGGCACTCGGCATCGACCTGGCATCCTACATGCGTCGCCACCACTGCGGCGACTGGGGCGACCTCGACGAATGCGACAAGCAGGCGAACGAGGATGCGCTGATCCACGGCGACCGCATACTCAGCCACTACAAGGTGGGCGGCGGCCGGCGCATCTACATCATCACCGAGCACGACCGCAGCTCGACTGCCATCATGCTCCCGGAGGAGTATTGATCCAGGCGACGATTCGCTCGATGAATTCGAGTTCGAGCTGGGCGCGGGTCAGACGGATGACCGTCCAGTCCGCCAGCACCGCTTCGAGATACTTCTCCGCATCCTTCGCGTAGCCGCCACCCCGGTTGTGTCTGCCGCCTCCAGGGATGAAGATCCCGCCCTCGATTTCGATCAGGGTCCGGCTCTCCAGGTGCCCGAAATCCGCACGCCATTTCCGGGTGGGGTGGAACCGGACTTCACGCTCCAGGGGCGGGCCTTGTGCCACTCGCCAGAGGAAGAGAAACCGGGATTCGAGCTTGGAACCTGCCATTTGATCCGGCCCGCCAAGTCAACCCGCCGATGGGAAGTTGCCAGTCTGCGGCGATGGGAAGCAGGTGGGAAATAGACACCCCTATTTCCCACATTTTCGGGCGTTTCACCCGAAGCTGAAATCGGCGGAAACCATTGATTTTGCTAGGTTTTTCGCGTGCCTGGCACCGCCGCCGACCCCTCCGTTATGTGGGAAATGGAAAAAATGATTTTTCATGTAAATTCAACGAGGGTCGGGACATCCCCGCCTTAGTCGTTGTGCTTCAATAGATTCCTTCCCGGGTTCGAATCCTTCGCGCTGCGTTTGAACCTCCGCCATCGCGGCGATGACGTCCGGCGTGAGGTCAATCGACATCTGCCCTGGCAGTTCGACCATGAACCGCGCACCTTCATTGAGGAGTCGCGAGATTCGTTGGATCGGAGTGGTCATGATTGGGTGAGTGGTTGCAGGGGCGGGAATTGAACCCGCAGAGGACGAGGGTATGAGACTCGTCTGGGACCGTCCCTCCCTGCGGTTGATCATGGTTTGCGGGTGTTGAGATCGATGCGTTCGAGTGCCGCGATGAGACGTTCGAGGCGTTCCCTACGATCCCGTGCGGCAATCTGGAATTTCTCAATCATCCAGATCACACAGCCTCCGAGCGAGAAGAGGACAAGGGTAACGCTCAGGCCGAGCATAATGGTAATCCGAAAGTCGAGCATGATATTGATTTGGTTCAGGGTTCAATCGTTCGGGTTCAAAGCGACTCGTAGATGTCGAGGATCAGCTTGAAGTCTTTCTTGAGTCCCTGGCGGCGATCCTCATCCCATTCATCGACGGGTGCCTTCTGGGTTTCACGCGCCCACCAACGGCGGATGCGGTTGAGGAGTGCGAGATAAGTCACATAGCCACGGTCCGCAGGATCTCCCTGGACTTCCTCCTCGGTAGCGAGGCGGCCAAAGTTGATCGACTTTCGCAGGCGACGGACGCTCAAGTCGTGCTCTTCGGCAATGTCGAGCCAGTGCTTTTGCTCCTCGGGAGTCTTGAGCTTTGCCACGGTGCGATGGATCGAATAATCCAAATCCTTTGCACGTGCAAAGGGTTGAATCCTTCGTGTCACGTATGCATACTCCCAAATCGTCTGGCGTGTGAGACCGGTTAGCTTGATTGCCTCATTGATACGTTCGCCGTAGCGACCTTCACCATAATTGATCCAGTCGCCAATCATGAATGCGACCGCGTTGTCGGCTTTACCCAGCTCGATGCCGAGTAACTTCCATTCATCGAAATTGAGTTCTTCGTGGAACTCGATGCCAGTGGGTGTAAGCGTGAACTTTGAATTGGGAGTGGCGAGTGTGTTCATGGTTTGCGTGATTGATTTCGTTTGAGTTGTGAGTTTCGGTAGATCTTTCGTGCCATCTCGCTGCGCATGGCTCGTGATGGCGGGAGGTTCAGTTGCTGGGTGATGTCAACGCAGCGCTTCGAGACGGCGGCACGGGTGACTCCGTGGCGCTTGGCAATCGAGGTCATGCTTTCGCCGTTGTAAGCGCAGAGGCCGAGTGCCACTGCCAGGCATTCAACAGTGAGCCGGGTGTTGCCTTCAGAGATCAAATCGGCGACGAAGTGACGAAGGACATCGGCGACGTCGTGGACTTGTGTTTCCGCTGCAGTTTCCTCCACGTCAGCGGCAGGGACCACGAGTGCCGGATCGTCGCCAATGCGCATGATCGTGCTGTCGGCGGAATCGCCGGAGGCAGCGCCGTTGCCGTGGCGTTGCAGACAAGGTTTCAGAAGGCCAAGTTTTTCCGCCTCCCGACGTTCATCGAGGGTCATCGAATCGACCCACGCATGATATTCGCGTTCGTATGCGGCATCCCGCGCCGACTGCCGTGATGTGTAGTCGTCGCGTTTCATTTCTCGGCCCAGGTGGTGCAGATGTTGGCTTCGACTTCGACCGGCACCTCGGGGAAGAGGGCGGCCATGGCTTCGACCATCGCGGTCGTGATGATTTCCCGGCACTCTTCGGCGGATTCCTCGCGGCACTCGACGACGACTTCATCGTGAACGGTTGAGACGATGCGGGCTGATTTCGGCAGACGCTCGTGGATCAGGATGAGGGCGTGTTTCATGCCGTCGGCGGTGCCGCCCTGGACCGGGGTGTTGACCAGCGCGGTGAAGCGTTCCCACTCGCTGGCCTTTTCCGGGATGAGTCGGCGGCGACCGGTGCGGGTGCGAACTTCGGTGACGCCTTCCTCTGCCTGATTGTGGCTAGTGCCGTGCCACTGGCGGAGACGCGAGTAGGTGCGGAAGAATGTGGTGCGAATCTCGAACGCCTGATCTTCGTCGAGAGTGACGCCGTAGGAGGTGGCGGCATATTTCACCAAACCGGGAGCGGACTGCCCGTAAAGCAGGCCGAAGTTCACCGCTTTGGCGAGTTGTCTATCAGACTTCGTGACATCGGTTTCCGGTTTTCCGAGCACGGTGGCAGCGGTGAGTTTGTGGAGGTCCGCGCCTGCCTTGTAGGCGTCGATCATCTTGGTTTCGCCCGCGATCGCCGCCGCGGCACGCAATTCGATCTGCGAGTAGTCGGCGACAATGAGGCACTTGCCCTCCGGTGCGGTGAACGCTTCACGCATCTCACCCCGTCCGATGTTCTGGAGGTTTGGTTCCTTGGATGAAAATCGACCGGTGGCGGTGCCGAGTGGTTCGAAGCGTCCATGGATGCGCCCGTCTTTCTGGATGTGGCCGACCAGTGATTCCGCCTGTTGGGCACGTTTGCTTGTTTCGCGGTGTGCCAGCACCAAGGGAACCAAGTGGCCGTCGTCGGACGCCTTTAGGATTTCTTCGGCGGTGGATTCAAGTTTGATACCCGCGCCGCGAAGAGCAGCTAGAACTTGGCTAGGACTCGCCGGGTTGAGTGACGGATTACCAAGCGCCGTGCGGAGATCATCTGCTGCATTTTTGGCGAGGCGGTCGGCTTCGGTGGCGATGGACTCCAGTTTGAATTTGTCGGTGTGGATGCCTGTCGCCTCCATCGAGATGACGCAGGGCAGGAGATTGCTTTCGAGCGCCCACACGAGATCCAGACCGGATGCCTCCAACTCGGATTCCATGGTGCCGAGCAGGTCGTGGAGGTGGGCCACGTCGCGGGCGGCGTAGGCGAGTTGGTCATCGGTGAGCAGCATCGACGCCCAATCGGAGCGGCTGTGATCTGCGGCGGGTGCGATGCCGAGGTATCGTTCCAGGCATTGATCGAGGTTGTTGCCGGGTTTGGTGCCGGCCACGAGCAGACGGGCGGCGGTTAGAGTGCAGTGGACGCGCTTGGGCATCAGGCCGCACTTCACCCGCAGCCAGAGGAGATCGAATTTGGCATTGTGAATGATGATGCCTGCCTCTTCAAGGATCGGCTTGAGCGGTCCGAGTTCGTATCCGATGGCGCGCAGGTCGATGGTCCAGATCGGGCCACCGTGGCGGCAGACGGACAACAGCCTGATGTCGCCCTTCCACGGGTCGAGTCCGTCGCCTTTGCGCTCGCCGTAGGTTTCGATGTCCAGGGCGATGCGGCTGGCGTCTTTGAGGTCGAGGGCAACCCGGTCGAGGTCGGGACGGATGGAGCAGAAGACCCCTAGCGGGGACATGGTGACATTGGGGGACTTTTCCCTACCCCTATTATATACACCCTTTAATTCATCATGTTTGATTTCACATTCATGGGATTTTTCTTCTCCTATGCATGCGAGAGAAGAATGTCCCCCAATGTCACCATGTCCCCGCCCCGAATCGGCACCCGGGGACATGAGGGACAATTCCGGGGCTGTCTGCCCGCCTTCGCGGAAAAATTGGTAGGTGGCCCGGTTCTTCGATGAATGCTTCGAGCGGAACGTGATGCCTCCCAATTCGCGGCCTTCGAACTTCGCCATGAGCTTTCCGAACGATGTCATGCCTCGGCGCGAGGCGAGATCGAGCCAGTCGAAAAGCTCCTGAACGTCCTCGTTGGACTGTGCCCAGGCATTGTATTCCTGCTTGCGGACCTCACTGTCGCCGTAGTTGTCGAACGAGAGTTCGAAAAGCCGGCGCATCGCACGGGTGTTCTGGTCGCCCGACGAGTTGCTTTCCTCGTGTGGCAGGCAGGGGTCGGCCAGCCCGCACACCATGAAGATGCCGCCGATGGTGACGCCCCATTCGGGGAAGGACGTGAATGATGATGGACCGGGAGGCATTCCGGCGCGCACCCAGGCGAGCACCAACGCGTTGATGGCGGAGAGCAGGTCGGCCCGCCTGTTGAGGACCCACCCGCGGATGTCGAGGTGCCGGTATCGGTGACCGTTGATGTCCTCGGGAGTGAACCGGAGGCGGATCCGTCTGCAGCGGCGCTCGATGTCCGGCTCCCATGTCGCGTTGTTGGCGGAGAAGCTGAACTCGGTTTCGTTGGGCAGGCGCAGGGTTTCACTCACGCCCAGCCGTCGATCCTCCCACACGCCCGAGTTGTCGGTCGCCGCCTCCAGCGAGGCATAGCGGATGTGGCCCTTCATGTTGGCCAAGTGGAAGAACCGGCTGCCGGCCATCAGCGCCGAGGTGATCCGCTTTCGCATCTCCTCGTCGCAGTCCTTTGAAAGTGGGGCGCAGATGATCGAACGTCCCGAGTAGAGGACATGGGTGATGTCGGCGCAGGTGTCTTTGCCACACCCCTCGCGGTTGCCGTCGTAAATCCAGAGCGGCGGTCGCCGCCAGTTCATGAGTCCGCGGCAGAATGGGGTGACCAGTCGGGCGAGCGCGTGGATGCGGGCCTGTTCGTCGTGCCACCAGAATCCGCCCTTTTCCGGCGTGGAAAACAACTCGTTGGTGAGGATGTCGAGTGCTTCGTTCAAGCCCATCGTGCGGAGCTTCGGTGCCTTCGGGTTGAGCCAGGTGCCGAAGCGTTCGTCGTATCCCGTCTCCGGATAGATGAGCTTGCCGTCGCGGTCGAGGAGCGGGGTAGGGACATCAAGCACGCGGGTGATCCGTGGCAGACATCCGGTGAAGTGCTGGCTCACCGAGATCACACGGGAGTCATGGTCGCTCATGCTTTTCGGCAGAAAGACCTGGTCGCCGGCATCGTCGGTGACGACCACCCCGGTTTCCACCGACCGCTCGATGGCGGTGATCAGGCTCGTCGGCGTGAGCGCGTTGAGCATGTGCCCGGGAATCGCGCCCTCGGATGTCGAAACCGGCACCACAGCGATTTCGACAATGCTGTTGCCGAAACGGAACAGGTCTAGTTGCGGAGCGGTGGCAGCGCCGATTTCCAGACCGAAGACACCGTGCGCCCTGCCCGTGCCAGGAAGCACGATGCGCGGCCGTCCCTCGCGGTTCTTGCCACCGGGTTCCCAGACGCGGAGGTCGGTGCAGTTGGCGGCGATGATGCCCGATTGGCGTTCTTCGGCCCACTCGACCAACTCGCGGATGTCACGCGCCTCGCAGTGGGAATGGAGGCAGCGGAAGCTAGGCATGGTTTCCGGCTTGTTGAAGATCACCGTGTCAGTGCCCACACCGCGCTTTTCACCTGAATGCTCGTGTTCCCACGGGCAGGCGACCGACCACTTCGATTCATCGGCATCGACGCACTCTCCGAGCCTGCCGAGGGTTTCCATGACCTTGACCAGATCCAGCGTGCGCAAGTCCTCGCGCCACTTCGACCACCAGGGTTTTTCCTTCGGCGGCCGTCCCCGACGTTTCGGTTCCTCCACGCCGAAGCCAAACCAACGAGCGATGTCTGCCCAGCGGACTTCGGGTATCGTGCCGGTGACTTCCCAGACGTAGCGGTGGCCGTTCGGATGCACCGATGGCGAGAGCACGATGTTGAGCCCGTCCTTGTAGAGCTCGGCACTCACCGCGTCGTTGATCGCGACGGTCGGTGCCTTCTTCGCGGCGCGGATTTCCTCGGGCAGGTCGCGGCAGATGAAAACGAGATGGACGCCGCCGCCGGTGCGCTCGCGGGGCACGTTCGCCAGTTCCGGCATGCCGGCCATCCATTCTTCCACCGACTTCCCGCGGTCGCGCTTTGAGTCGAGGTCGATATGGATGAACGGTGGACGCACGACGCAGCCGAGGTTGTTGCTGCTGCCGTTGCCGAAATAGGACTGGAGGAATTCGGGCGTGATGTCCGCGACCCGGTGTTGTGTCCACCCGCGCAGGAGCGGCTTCTTGCCGCGTGCCTTTTCGTCGCCCTTGTCCGGTCCGTTGAGCGGATGCACGGCCCAGCCGAGCGTGTCGGCGTAGAAGCGTGCGGCGGCAAGACGATCAAGGTTGTTGATGTCAGCGGGAATGGCAGCCAACCGGACGGCTGTCTGGTGAGCTGGCTTCCCGGTTGCTTCGTGAGAATCACGATTCACCGGCAAGTCTGGTGCATCGTCGGTCATCGGGCACACCTCCCGAGAATCGCCTCGACGAGAATCTTGCCGCGCCGATCTTGCTCAGCCTTCAGGGTGCGAGTCGCAATGACCGACCATGCGTAGGTCGGATAGGATGGATCATGCGCGAAGATCGGCCAGACCCATCCATGTTCGGTGAGAAGCCGCGCCACGTTGGCACCTGTCTCTGGTCCAAATTCATCGTGGTGAAGGGTGAATTCGCACGGATTAACCAGCGCGGAGTTACTTCCCGGCAACAACGTACCGCATGTGACGCGCCACAATCCAAGTTCAGGTTGGAAGCTATTCAGCTTCACTCCCATCACTGGATTGGAACCGAAGTGGATCGTGGAACTCCGGGTGCGGGTTCGAATGCCGGCGGCGTTCAATCCTTCACGGATGATCCGGACGAGCGCCTGTTTGCTCGCTTTGCGGAGCGTTGGCTGTGGGTGGTCTGGATGAGATAGATGATTCATCGGTGTGCGGATGCGTGAAAGTCGATGGCCCGTTGCGAGACGAAGACGCCCTTGGGCCAGTCCTTGAGATGGAGTCCGGCGAGCGTGCGGACGCGTGAGAGGGCTACGTATGCCTGTCCGGGTTCGCGGGCGGCGCGGATGTCAACGAAGGCGGAGTTGAGTGTTAGACCCTGTGCCTTGTGAATGGTCATGGCGTAGGCCAGGCGCAGTGGCAGTTGCTCGAACCAAGCGGTGCCTGTATCGTTGGAGTCATAGCGCCAGCGGTAGGGAGCCACCTCGATTTCGCGGCCTTCGGTGGAGACGACCACGGTAGTCATGCCGATGGAAACCACTTCGCCGGTCTGGCCGTTCACAAACCCGTCGTCGGGTCGGTTCACGGTGAACATCACCTTGGCACCGGGCTTGAGCCGCAGGACTTTCGGTGTGAGCAGGTTCTTTTCGAGGAAGTCGATCTGGTGCTGTGGCCCCCAGGTTTCGGCTTCCCGGACGGATTCGGGACCTGGAAGCTCGCCAAGGCAGAAGTCGTTCCACCGGTCCACCATCGAGTTGTGGGTGAAGAGCCGGGTGATGTCCCTGGCAGGGAAGGTGGTGATGCGCGGCCGCAGCAGCCGTTCGGTGTCGCCGTCGATCTCGCCACGGCGGAATTTCGCCAAGGCCGCCACGAATTCCGGTTCGTCCTGCCGCATGATCCGCCGCAGTTCGACGGTCTGAAATCCCGCTGCCGACCATGCTGGTGAATCGAATGCCCAGTCGTATGGGTGGCTCGGGTTTGTTCTGACTGGTGGGAGTTGGCAGTTATGAGTGACCGTTCCGTCGGCGAGTAGGAACAAGTGATCCCCATCGGTCTCAAATCCAGCGAACTCACCAAACTCGGCCTCAGTGACCCGCAGGGTGGAGTTCAGACGTGAGCGGCCGAGATTGCGCGGTCGGGACTGCTTCCGCGTGACTTTGGTTGGAATCCGCCAAGTGTCTCCACCGATGGTAATTTCCCATGCAAGATTTTCACTGTTGCGGCGAAGGGTTGTCCTGAATCCGAGATGGTTGGACAACTGTTTGACCTGCCTTGCAAAATGATCGAGAACGGTGCAATAGATGAACCGGTTTCCTGACCAGCATCCGTCCGTATCTATCAATCCTGCCAGCAATTCCAACCGGTTTTGCTCCGAGTTAAGAAGGAAATCTTCAGGAATGTGTTTGTTTCCAAACAATCCATAGTTGATGAAATGGTCACGAAGCTGGTTTGATATGCCGCGTGTTCCGCTGATGGAAATCCTAATGGCCGGGGTGTCTCCCCGCTCGCGCCGCAGGCCGAATTTAAGTCCATTCCGCTCGGCCAATCTGTGGCAATATTCGATGATTTCCGGCTCTGGAGAGCTGATGCGCAACGCGCTTGACTCCCCATCTCCAAGCCAAACGCCAAGAAAGTATGGCTCGATATTAAGGTGCCTTTCTGGAAGATGTACCAGCCCCACCTTATAGCCTCCAAAGCATTCCAGAAACTTCCCGCTTCGGGCCACCATCTCACTAGCCGGAACAGTCATGAAATCGCCGAATTGTGGGTAGCGTTCGGCGCAATTTCCACGACGGCGCAGGGCGAGAAGGTGGTTGCCGGTGACGATGTAGTCGTCACCGTTCGCCTGGCTCACATGATAGAGTTTGGCCTTGCCGGCGAAGAGGCGGATGATGCGCCTTGGCAATGAGTCTGGCCCCATCACCTCGTCGCCCACGCCAACCAGTTCGACTGGCCGCAATGAACCGTCGGCCATCACAACTTCCGTCCCCTTTTTGAGGCAGAAGTCCCCTGTCCCGATGATCTGGATGCCGCCGAACGGACGATTGTCATCGCGGATTTTTCGGCAGTGGAATTCGAGATAGTCGAACGCACGCCCCGAGAGCATCGAGATTTCATCAATCACGAGCCGTTTGCATCGACGCACCCGGTTGAAGGCGATGCGCACTCCGGGTTTCGCATCCCGCGCCAGATGCGCGAAGAACCACTCGAAATCTTGATGTGGCTGTGGACCGAGCAACATTCCACTCCATCGGTGGACGGTCATGCCGCCGACATTGAGGGCCGCCACACCGGTCGATGCCACGATCTGCGTGTCCGGGTGACGTTTCAGGTAATCCCGCACGTTATGACTTTTCCCGGACCCTGCCGGGCCAGTGAGAAACGTGTTCTCCCCGGCGTCGGCAAGGTCGAGGAACCGGTCGGCGGGACTGCGTGCAACCAGGCTTGCGCTCACGGTAGCCACGCGCCTCCGCCGCGAATCAACCAGCCCGCGAGCAGGCCGATGAGAAATGACAGCACGATCATCGGCCAGCGACGACGGCGGCGGTTCTGGCTTACGTGAACTCCTTGGATCGGGAAGCGGCGGTATGCGGACTGCGGGTAAATTGGATGGGTCATGGTTTTTGATCTTGGATTGGTGTTCTGTTAGGCTGGAACCAATGAGGTTGGCGGCGTTTCATCCCCGGAATCCGGAGCGTCCCTCACGGGGCAGTAGTTCTTCTGCCAGACCCACAGGTCGCGGGCGGCGAGGAAGGCTTTGAAGAAGGCTGGCTTGTCAGCGTCGTCCCACACTTTCACCACCACGGGCACCGGTTCGGTGGAGCCGATGACGACCGATGCGATGGCGGCATCAGTCAGCCCCTTGTCACGGGAGGCGAGCGCTGCCCGGTAGGCTTCAAGCTGCAACGGCCAGGTGTCGTGGATGATCGGCTTGAAGCTGCCGTCCTTGTCGCGGCGGGTTTTCTGCGTCTTGAAATCGACGACTGACGGCCGCCCGGTGGACTTGAGCGTCGCCACAAGGTCCACCCGTCCGGCGTAGCCCCATTCAAGATGGGCGGCGGCGATTTCCACCGAGTGAACTTGTGTGACCTCCGCATCAAACCACTGGCGGGCCGGTTCAAAGAGACGGGCGATCTCCTTGTCCTCGGGCAACCATCGGCCTTGCGCGTATCCTTCGATGGCGGCATGGACCGCACTGCCAAGATCGGCGGCGCGGCCCACCTCACTTTGCATGTCAGTCACCACCCGGGAGGCAAAGTCATCGAGCGATTCACCTTCGTTGCGTGGCAGGGTGAGTGCCGCCAGGATCGCTTGTTGCTGTTTCCATGCATCCAGCGCCGGCTTGGCAAGGATGCCGAGCACGTTGGTGACGGAGGGAAACAAGTTGAGCTTGCGGGCGTCGCGCAGGCTGGTTGGGCGGGTGCCCTTCCCGTCGGCACGCGGCACCTCGTGAAGGGGCGTGCCGTCCGGGAAATACCAGTGCGACGCGGACTCTCGTGGAACGATGAGCATGGTCGTGGGCGTTCGGTGTTAGAACGGAATTTCGTCCTCTTCGTCCTCGTCTGAGGCGAGAGCCTGCTTCGCCTGCTGGAGCGCGGCGATGAGTTCGCGGTCGGCCTTGAGCGGCTTCTCCATTTCGAGCGCAGTGGGCAGCCACTTGGTCAGCAATGCCTCCACCGACTCGCGGTCGAGTTCTCCAAGGTCGATGCCGGTGTGCCGGCCAACGTGTAATTTCACCCTGCGCCAGTCGGACGAAGCCTCGCCGCTGTTGGATGCGGGCCGGAATTTCTCGTCGTTGTTCTGGCGATCTTTCTGGCGAACATATTTGCCGGACGGATTCAACGGCTCGCCGGATTTGTCCGCACGGATCAATCCGATGTTGGCGTAGGTCGTGCCGTTGTAATCATTGTGGACCACGCTGACGCGGGCCGGACGACCCACGAGCGATTCGGTGTCGAACTCGTTCTGCTCGGCGGTGGTCAAATCGCGACCAAACCACTGTTTCAGGAATGCGCGCAGCGCGGCTTTCTCGTGGAGCGATGGTGTGAACCCGCGGCTGAATAGCAGGTAGGGTTTGCCGTCCTGACGGAGTTCCCGGGTCTCGAACACGATTCGGAACGTCTCGCGTTCGCCGTAGGTGGAGTTGGTCTTCTTCAACGGCGTGCAATCGACGCAGACGGCTTGGCCATCATACTCGGGATGCGCTTCGAATGGGGTTGCGGATCCGGTGGCGGATAGTTTCATGATGATGTTGTTGGTTTGGTTCTGGTTTTCGAATTGGCCGCTTCGTGTGCTCCACCGCCGGCACGGCCTGACCGACGGAGGAAATCGGTCAGGGGGAGGGAGGGAATTCGCGGAAGTGATCCGCGACGGCGCATTCGGCATTGTCGTCGTCGCCGGATGCCGCGATGTCAGCCAGTTGGCGGGAGCGGTCCGCATCTGCGGTGGGAATCACACTTGTCGCAGAATTCCTGCGGAGGCGTCCTGTTGGTCTCGGGCCGGTAGATCTCTTGAGGGTCATAATTCCCTCTGCGTCGTGGCATGGAAAAGTTTGCCCCTGATTTTCAGAAAACTTTTCCACGCCACGTTCAGCCCGTTATGCCATGGCCTATGGATCAGTAATCCTCATCCAGGAGCCATTTGAGTGTCCTCTGCAGCCGCTCACGCATGATCCTCGCCTTCTTGTGGGTAAGCCCGAACAAGCGGGCGGCATCGATCAGATTTCCCTGGGACGCATCAAGAGCGTCGGCAAGCCGCCTCAGATCCTCCGGAAGTTTGGCGAGGGCATTGGATATGTCCGCGCTTTCCTCCCGGCGCTCATGCCATGAAGGAGACAGTCCACAACCAGCCCTTCGTTGCGACTCCAGGTCCACCGCCTGCGCCATCTCGTCTTCAGAGTCATCACATTCCGGACATGGCTCGTTCATCGAGAACGCCTCTCGTTGACTGGTCCGACATTTTCGCTGATGCCATCGAATGATGTCGATTGCCCTGTTTTTGACAATTTGCTGAACCGACTTTTCAAAGATGGCTTCCTGCAAATCCGCCAATGCCGAGGACACGGTGATGTGCAGGTCCTGCTCTACGTCCTGGATGAAGGATTCAGTGAATCCGAGTCTCCATGCCACTTTTTCTGCTTCTCCTGCTATGATGCGTGTGATCCGGGGATCAATGCCCGGATAATTGTTATGTTTTCCCATGGGGTTCCTTTCCCCGGCCGGGAAAGGAGGGCCGTCGTCGGGTTGGATCCCGGGACGGCCGCAGCACCACGCATGAGCCTAAAAAGCCGAAAAGCGGAGGCACCGTGGCATCGCATGGGCGATACCGACGATGACCTCCGCTTCACGGCCGGTCTGTTAGTTGTGTGTTATGTTATTTTGGATCTATCTGTTTTCGGACATGGAAGATGATCCTAACTCCTCCATGCCCCAGCTTACCGGGATTCCCTTGTGCACCTTGAAGTGGATTTCCCACTCACCATTGCAACAGGCGGTTTCCCTGTGAATGTCATGCAACGCGTCTTTCAAAACATCATCGCCCTCCAGCTTGTCGTGATTTGCCGATGAACCTCTCGGTCTTGGTTTGCCAGTGCGTATCGTGCGGAATCCCGCACCCCTGGCCATTGCACCGTCGTGGATGATTACGCCGCGGATGGATCCGAACTTGAGTTCCCGGCATACACTGCCAATCCACTTCAAGCCGGCGACAATCCGCTCCTTCCTGATATTGCTGTTCTGTCTGTCATTCATAATTGTCTTACTCGCTTATTCACAGATGTTCCCAGGATTTGGGAACACGCTGGGCAAAAAAAATTTAGCTCGCCTCCGTCGCCGTGATTTTCTCACGGCCGCCTTCCTTCGCCTGCCTTTCCCAGAGGCGCTTCGCCGCGATGTTGGCCATTTGCTGGCTGACCTTGAAGGTATCGGCGATGACGCAATCCAGCGAATAGATCGGCGGCCATTCCTCCCGCGGGAATTCCGTGTTCCACTCGTCAAATACCTGACGGAGCAGCGACGGTGGCATCAGGAGCGCCGCCATGAATTTGTTGGCCTGGATCTCCCACCATTCATCCTTGTTGTATCCAAAAATCTGATTTTCCCGGCACACGGTCGCAACCCTTTTAGCACTGGCGGAACTCGTGGTCGGTTTGAGGAAAAGGTCTCCCTGCGCGTGGTCATGGATGAGTTTGGCGATGAACTTTTCCTCGTGCAGTTCGCCGTGACCGATTTCATGCGCGATGGTCGAGCGCGTTCGGATGATTCCGATAGGACTGGAATCGTCCAGCGCCCGGTTGACATGAATGCTTTCCAAACCATTTTCCGAGAACTCCGCTTTGCCCAGCACGCCTTTTGGCAACTCGACGTAGTCTTCCGCAAATCCCCAGCGCCTGTCGCAGTATTTTTCAACCGCCACCGGGCCAGGGGAGGATGGCATCAGGCCGACTGACGTCAGGCGCTCTTCAGCAAGGCGCGCGATCCGCTTGTCCGGGATGAAAAAATACTCCAAAAATGGGCCTGAATTGCGCTGGGACATGGCTACTTGCTGTTTGGGTGATCTGGTTTGTCGGTGGGATCTGATTCGACGCGGCGGATGAATTCCTCGGGCGAGAGATTGTGATCCTGCACGAAATCCACCGCCCGCCGGAATGCGAATGCGTATCGGGCGTTCATGACCGCCAGATCCTGGATTTCGCGTGCCGGCCCGCGGGGGTCGCACTTCCGCAACTCTTCGGCGTCCGCGCCCAAGACCTCGGCCATCCTGTCGATGAGATCATCGGACGGAAACCTCCGCCCATTCTCAATGTCCGACAGGAATGCGGCCGAAACATGGGTTCCGGTCTCAGGGTCTTTCAACTTTTCGCCCAAATCACGAAGCGCCATATCGGCCTTCTGGCGCAGCTCACGCACTCGTTGTCCGAGCGTCTTGGTTGGCAGTGGGTCCAT